AATATTCTTGTTTATATAAAATAAACCAAGCGAGGTGGAGGTGAAATGAATCAATACACACATATACCATATGACATTAAACAAAAATGTGTCGCACTTAAATTAGCAGGTAAGAACCTGGAAGAAATCTATGCTTACTATGTAAGTGAATTAGGTAGCTCGCAAAGTATCGTATCATTCAGAGTATCGTTGAATCGTTGGGTAAAGAAAGTTAAAGTTGATGAGAAAATCGTCAAAGACCAAACGATCCTTCATGATGTTAATTTAGCATTAGAGTACAAAACAAATAAAGCTACGGTACAATACAACCCACAAACTCAAGAGATTGAGAGAGTATGGGCAAGGATAGATAAGAATAAATCCTCTATTAATCAACTAATTGAAGCCATCAAAGAAATACAACCAATTCAAATCAAAGTAGATCCAGTAGAAATAAAAGAAAAAAGAATGTTAGAAATACCATTATTCGATAGTCATTTTGGTGTATCTGATTATGAGTATTACAAGTCTACCCAAGCTAAAATAATGGACAAGCTGTTATCTAGGAAATGGGAAGAGGTATTAATTATTTTAGGGCAAGATTTATTGCATACAGATAACTTCAAAGGACAGACTGCAAACGGGACTCAGATAGGAGAAATTGACTTAGTAAAGGCATGGAATGATGCACACAAATTTTATGCACCAATTATTGAATTGAGTTTAAAACAAGGCAAGAAAGTAAAAGTTATCTATTCGCCAGGTAATCACGATCACTCGATGAGTTGGGCATTTGTTCAATTTATAAAAGCATTATATCCACAAGTTAACTATGATGATAGTTTAGAAGAAAGAAAAGTCCATACTTTCGGTGAGTGCTTTGTTGGAGTTTGCCACGGTGATAAAAACAGGAAGAACTTACACAACATATTCCCTATTGAGTTTCCAGTGGAGTGGAGTAAGGCGAAAACACGTGAGTTACATTTCGGACACTGGCACGTTGAGGATGCTAAAGATGTATTCGGCATGATGGTTCGTACATTGGCAACTAGAAATAAAACGGATAAGTGGCATAAAACGATGGGTTTTATAGGTGCTCACAAAAGGTTTATGTTATTTGAATTTAGTGAGCAAGATTTAGAATCAATACACTATGTTTAAGCTGACTATATACTGAATGGTAGGTGAAGTGAAATGTTAGATAAACCTTGGTGGTGGATGTTTTTATTAATTTTATTATTAGTACCAATTACTCCGTTCGTGGTGCTAGATATGTTAACGAATCGCAGAATAAAACCTTTAGATTGGCTTGTAGATTATTATTTTGACAATATCCTGATAAGTATTTTGTTTTTAAAGTAAAGCTAAATATTAAGAAGTATAGAAAATAACATAAGTGATTAACATGAGGTGGTGGTAATGCCGAGAGAACGTAGTCCAAATCGAGATAAGGCATTTGAACTGTATAAAAAGAGTAATGGAGCTATGCTATTAAAAGATATAGCTGAACAACTAGGAGTAAAGGATACTCAAATTAGAAAGTGGAAAAATCAAGATAAATGGGATGACCAAATGAATAGTAACGTTACCAATCCGAAAAGGAACGTTACCAAAAAGAAAAAGGTTCATTCTGTACCTAATAAGAACATTGATGAAGAGTCTTTGCCAAGTGATGAACTCACTGAAAAGCAAAGGCTTTTTTGTATGTATTACATGAAATATTATAACGCTACTAAATCCTATCAAAAGGCTTATGAATGTGACTATTTTACTGCAAATGCCAATGGGAGTAGGATGCTAGTAAATGCTAGTATTAAAAAAGAAATTGAGCGACTAAAAACTGAGCGTGATCAAGGATTAATTCTTGATGCTAGGGCTGTTTTACAAAAGTACATCGACATAGCCTTTTCTGATATTACGGATTACCTTTCATTCGGCAGAAAACAAATAGAAGTTGACAAAGATAAAGATGGCAACCCTGTATTAGCAGAAGTCAATTATGTTCATTTCAAAAACTATGATGAAGTAGATGGAACGTTAATATCAGAGGTTAAACAAGGCAAAGATGGAGTTTCTATAAAGCTAGAAGACAAAATGAAAGCTTTAGAAAAACTATCTCTTTACTTTGATCTATTCCCGGATAACTTTAAACGTCGCATAGAAGAAGAGAAATTAAAAATCAATAAGAAACGTAATGGTGACGATGAGGAAGAAGAGTATGAAGATGATGGTTTCTTAGAAGCACTTGAAGGAAAAACGGAGGAAGTTTGGGATGAAGAAACTTAAACCTGCTCCTTTTAAATTTAAACCATTTAGTAAAAAGCAATTACAAATATTAACCTGGTGGAAAAAACATCCAGATAAAGATGGAATCATTTGTGACGGTTCGGTTCGTGCCGGAAAAACAATTGTAATGTCATTATCCTTTGTTATTTGGGCAACTGATACATTTAATGATGAAAGTTTTGGCTTAGCAGGTAAGACAATCGGTTCATTAAGACGTAATGTTGTAAAACCACTGAAACGAATGCTTCAAGCTAGAAAGTACTATGTAAAAGAACATCGAGCAGAGAATATGCTTGAGATACGATTCAAAGGCCATACAAACTTTTTCTATTTGTTTGGTGGGAAAGATGAAGGATCTCAAGATTTAATCCAAGGGATTACACTTGCAGGAATGTTTTTTGATGAAGTAGCTTTAATGCCTCAATCATTCGTCAACCAAGCAACTGCTCGTTGTTCTGTTGAAGGTTCAAAGTTATGGTTTAACTGTAACCCTAACGGACCTTACCACTGGTTCAAAGTTGAGTATTTAAATCAACTTGAAGAAAAGAACATGCTGCACATTCATTTCACGATGGATGACAATCTTTCTTTATCTGAAAAAGTTAAAGAAAGATATAAACGCATGTACAGTGGTATCTTTTATCAGCGATATATTTTGGGGTTATGGGTACTTGCTGAAGGTATTATTTATGACATGTTTCGAGAAGAAGAACATGTTGTAAACGAATTAAAACAATATGACTATTATTATGTATCTTGTGATTACGGAACCCAAAACCCTACATGCTTTATCATGTTTGGTGTAAACGGTGAAGAAGCTACAAGCATAAAAGAATATTACTATGATGGTCGTGCTTCATCTGTTCAAAAAACGGATAGCCAGTATTGTGATGATTTAACAAAATTCATTGAAGGTTATTCTTGTACTCATATGTGGGTAGATCCATCGGCTGCATCGTTTATTGCTGAAATTAAACAAAGAAACATCATCACTGTGCATAAAGCAAACAATGATGTTCTAAATGGTATTCGATTCGTTAGTCAACGATTAAAAAATAAATTACTTTTCATTCATTCTAGTTGTAAAAATACAATCAAAGAATTCATGTCCTATGTCTGGGACGAGAAAGCAGTTAATCGTGGTGAAGATAAGCCACTTAAGGTTAATGATCACGCAATGGACTCTATTAGATACGGTATATATAACGAATTTGGATTAAAACAAAAAATTATTACAAGCAACCCTGTTGTAACTTCATACGAAGATATTATGAGTAGTTCTTACGACATTTTTTGATAGAAAGGAGTTGAAACAATGGGAAAAGTCTCAGATGGATTACGATATATATTTTCATCCTTTCTGAATTGGCTTCCAGAAGGGGCCAATAAAACAACTGAACACGACAAAGGGAATGTTAGTAAAACATCACCTACCCTCTTTGATTATGATGTATTTAGAATCAACTGGGAAAAGATTGCTACTTTACAAGAAATCGATGTAATGATTAAGAGTGATCCACGACTTAAACGTGCTAATCATGTATTTGCAAGCACAGCTATTCAGCGAGGATTGAATGTAAAAATCATTCCATCGGAAAGCGTAGATGAAAAGATTGCAGAACAAGCACAGTTCATCATTACTGAGCTTTTACAAAAAACACAAATCAATAGTAAATTAACTCCTTGGGCTCGTTCTCTTACTAAAGATGGCGAGCTCTTTTTGAATTGTATTGTTGATCCAGTCGCAAAGAAAGTGCTAGATATTAAAAACCTTCCTGCACTAACGATGCAACGTAACGAGAATATTCAAGGGCGATTTGATGATTTAGCAGATGCATTTAGACAGATAGATCCAGTCTCTCGTGAAATCTTAAATCGTTTTCCATTGTTTGCTATTAATCACATTCGATACGATCATGAAACTGGCCAACTATATGGTAATAGCAAATATTTAAGTTGTCGTTCAATCTTTAGAAAACTGACGATGACTGAGGAAGACTTGGTTGTTCGTAGAAGAACTAGGGCAGTGCCTAGACGATTGCATTCTGTAGGTAGCAAAGACAATCCTGGTAGTTGGGATGATGTTAAAACTTATAAGGAAGAAAACAATCTAAATAATCCTAAACTTGCAGCAATCACATCTGATTACTTTGGAAACGGTCTAACTAGTATTACTGACCTTAACGGTGACGCTCAGCTAGATCACATAAAAGATATAGAGCATTTACAAGAACTTCTCATGATTGGAACAGGAGTACCACTTCATCTTTTAGGTTTTGGACGTAATGTTAATCGTGACATCGTTGAAGACCAAAAAGCACAGTTTGAGCAAGATACACAGGAATTAAGAGACTTACTTGAGTATGGAGATGATTCAGCTTTTAGTGGACTAAGAAGTATATTTGACTTAGCCTTAACACTACAAGGAATCAATCCAGACTTAGTGCAATACAACTTCTTGTGGTCTAGTACAAGCAACGAAGACGTTGATAAGAAAATTGATCGCGTGATTAAGTTAAGAAGCTCTCAGCCAAATCCAATTATAAGTCGTGAGTTTGGATTAAATTACATTGGCCGAGATATGGGAATTGAAAATGAACCTGCTATAATAGCTGAACTTGAAAAAGTTGTTGCTGAAGAGGATGAAGAGCGAAAAGAACAAGAGACAAATCGAAATGCGGTTAATCCAGAAAATCCATCAACTGCACCGGCTTATAAGTCGATAAAGGATAGTAAAGAATCCCATCCACTTCATAGTAAAAAAATCCAAAGCATTGAACAATCTTTGAAGAAAGATGTCAAAGCTTTTTTTTTAGCTGTTTTCAAGGAAATGAAGAAACAAGGGTTAGAGAAGAAGATACAAAGCATTGATAAACTCAGGACTATTCATGATAGCGTGATTGAATATCCTGCACCGCCACTTGAATGGGAACATGAACACGATGGTTGTTGTGTGATTGTTGATAAAACTGGGGATAAGAAAACAAAGGTGAATGAACTAGTCGAACAAAAGATACTGAAGACGTTTGACGAAGCTAGAAAAGCAGTTATTGAAGAAGGAAACTATAGTCTTCATAACGCTATTTTAAAAGCTTATTACGCTTCAGGTAACTTTGCATTTGAGCAACCAACTGGATTAAATGTCAATTTCAAATTCATACACAGTGGTGTCAAAAAGGATTTAGAGCAAGCAGCAGGAGAGAGGATACGAGGAATTGAAGAAACAACAAGGCAACTATTAGCAAAACAACTCTCTCAAGCTTATGAAAAAAGCGAAAGCTTAAAAGAATGGATGGCGCGTATTCAAAGTGTTCTTGATGTACCAGAATGGCGAGCAGAGATGATAGCAGTAACTGAAACATCATTCGCTTACAATGCTTCTAATCTATCAAACTATAAAGAAGCAGGAGTCACTAAAGTTCAATATATGGCAGTAGTGGATAATCGTACATGTCCAACGTGCCGAGGGGATCACGAAAAAGTATTTAATATTGATGATGTACCGAGTTTGCCAAGACATCCATTATGTCGCTGTACAACTGTTTATGACAGTTAAAGGTAGGAGGAGACAAATTGGATATTCAAAAAATAAATCAATTAGTTGCTGAAAAAATAATGGGACTAGTACCACAAGTCGATTTCGGTACACGGTCTGAGCATGATTGGGAACTTGATGAAGATGGTGAAATTGATACATTTGCATTTGAAGTGGATAACCATAATGGACCTGCTTGTAAAAGATGTTTTTATAGTTATTGTCATCATTGTCAAAATGGTCCAGACAAACCTTGTAAAGTAGATGCTCCAAATTATGCAGAATCAATTTCATTAGCTTGGAAAGTAGTTGAGAAGTTAAAAGATAAACACTTATTCAAACTAGCTCAAAGTCTTGAAGGGAAATGGTACGCTGATTTTAGTGATAACCAAGTATATGATGAATCCGCAAAAATAGCGATTTGTTTAGCAGCCCTTAAAGCAGAGGGTATTGAATTATAAATGGAGGTAGTAACTAATGTCAGAAGTAGAATGGTTGATGATTTTTATGGGGTTACAAGCGCTTGCTATTGTATTTTTATCAACGAGATTACTAGAACATAAGTCAGATGCTGATTATTGGAAGGAAAGTTACTTAAAGTCACAAAAAAGTAAAGGTGTAAAAGATGAATAGAAAGCAAAAATTAATTAATACATTTAACGAAGCAGTAAAGGCAGGTTTTAAATACGTATATGTTACTGTTCGTGTTAAAGGTACACCTAAAGATGAAATAATTGTTAATCCTATTGAAAACGCAATTATTAAATCAAATTATTATGCAAATGCCTATGACGATGATTTGAAATTAAAAGTAAATCAAGATATTGAAATTACAGACTTTGGTTGTTCGGCTGATCTGAATAGTTTAGAAAGTTTATAAAAGCATGTTGACTAATTTGATTAGTTGATGTGCTTTTTATTATGCCTTAAAGGGAGGTGAGTGACATAGCTGAGAAATTATGTCGAATCGAGATTACAAGTCCGTTGATACTTTCCTTGTTAGGAATAAAAGAACAGGTAACTGATGTGAAACAAGTATACGTTGACCAAGAGCGATTAGTTGTTGGGTTAGTGCTAAAGGGTGATGACTTTCCAGAAGTTGAAGAAGGAGAATTAATACCATTAGCAACAATTCAGGTAGAATCGCAAAAACACAAATTCAGATTCGATTTATAAATATAAACGAAAGGGCGGTGATGAGAAATGTGAACATCGCTTCTTTTTAATGTTTAAAAAAGAGAGGAGTAAATCAATGAAACATGTTTTTAACGATATGATTGTGTCTCCTGCTATCCTAATTGATTCCAATGAAGATGGTAAAGTCCGAGCAAGATGGAAGGCTACACAAGCAAATGTCCATAACGACAACGATCGTCTGTATCCGTTTAATGTAATGAATGATGGTGTTGAAGAATCGAATGAAGCTGTTAGTTCTGGCCGAATGATAGGGGAATCACCTCATCCAAAAGCTTTTACAAATAAACGTGGGCAAGTTGTATTTGATACAAGTATAGACAATACAGTTATTAAAATTTATAACCAATTCGTTGATAAAACAGATGGTTCAGTTTATATCGATGCTGAAGTCTTAGATACAGCTAAAGGAAAAGATTTACAAGCACTTATTAAAGCAGGAGTGCCTGTTGGAATTAGCATGAGGGCTCTAGGTGATTCGGTAAGAAAACGTATTAATGGAGTTATGGTCGATGTGGCCACAAAACTAAAAATACTTTCTTATGATGTTGTGATGAATCCTGCCACTCCTGGTTGTGAAGTCATATCAGTTCTTACTGATTCCCAAGTCGAGGAGGTGTTAAATGATGGAGTTACAACGACAACACCTGTCTGCCCTAGCTGTAATGCAGAGCTTACTCCACAAGATCCAGATGGAGATGGAGACATTGATTATTACACTTGTGAACCATGCCAAGATGTTTATGTATCAGAAGAGTATCAGTCAGCCTCCATAAACGTTTCTCAAAACATTCGTAAGTTAGGTTCAAGTGAATACGATAGCTACAAATTAGCAAGAAATCATCAATTTAATGCGGTCAATACAGATGGCCAAGAGGGAGAGGTAGAAGATATGAAATTAGAAGACATCCTAAAAGCAATGAAAGACAGTGAAGAGTTTAAAAGTTTAGTAGAAGAACAAGCAAAAGCAATCGCACAACCTGCATTAGATGCAGTAGCAGCACAAAAATCAGAAGAAGAAAAAGCAAAAGCATTTGAGCAAGCAAAAGCAGAAACAAAAGCATTTGCAGATAGCAAAATTGAAGAGTTAAAAGGCAAAGTACCTGAAGAGGTGCTTTTTTTAATGTCTGATTCTGTTAAGGAAGCGACAGATAAAGATGTTGTTACAGCAATCATCGATTCTATGACAAATCTTTATAGCAAAACTTCAAGCGTAGCTAAATTGGATTCAGTAGGGTTTAATGGCACAAATACAGGAGAAGGTGGACATGTGAGAGTAGAAGTAACACATGAGCATAAACCTTGGGGTAAACAAGTACAAACTCTTTTAGATAGCTTTGATCGTATTGGAGATGAATTCGGACATCAACACGATCCATCAGTTCGTAAGTATAACCAAAAAGTTGTTTCAGAAATCATGGATAAATTCGAGAAAACAATTGGTTACGAAGCAATGAAGGATTCAGTGGCAATGGTTGATAGCATGATCGCGACAGATGCTGTTTCTGTTACGACTTCCCAATTATTAAACCAACCGACTGTTCAACAAGCGTTATTGATTCAGTCATTCCAAGACGTTGAATCAATGCAATTCCTAGCACCAGAAGTTTTTGAAGGTTCTGAGGTTAGATGGCCAGTTGAAACATTTACAAGTGCTAATACGGTGAATCCACAAACTGGCTTACAAGATATTCTAGTTGCTGAGGGTTCTGGTATTCCTGAATCTGTTATTAACTTAGCTTGGTTATCATATGCTCCACAATGGAGAAAGAACGCTATCTCACTATCTACTGAAGCTGTTAAAACTTTGGCAAGTGGGCCTGCTAAATACGATGCGATCACTCGCGGTATCTATCATATCGGTTATGATAAACGTAGAAAATTAGATAACCTAGCTTATCTTGAAATGGTAATGGCTTCAGATGAGTACAAACCACAAGTTGTCGCTTCTGAGGTTGCAACTGCAGGTGCGATGACATCTGTATCAAATGGTACAAACGTTAACTACAAATACAATTTAACTTTAGGTGGAACTGCAACAGGTACAGCAGGAACAAATCCAATTGTACGTCCTCGTGTTCGTACGCAATTAAACGCTGCAGGACAAATGCAAACAACAACAATCAATCCATTTACTATCACAATTTCAGCTGCACAAAAAACAATGGGCTATTTAGATGCAAACGGTAACGTGCAATCTGGTGATTATGCAGTTGATTTTGAAAACGGAATTGTTTACTTCGCAAATACATCAGGTGCAAATACCACTACTGGTTTACCAACATTTGCTTATAGTGGTGTAACTAACTATGTTCGTTGGGCAACTACAGTGCCAGGTGGAACAACTGCTGAAGCGTATTACAATACTTTATTACAATTGATCACTGCACAAGCTAACTTTATGGGTAGTGCTCCTCGTTTTAATAAACCGAACTTAGGAATTATGTCTCTAAATGCTTCACAATATATCGAAAATGCATCAATTTGGTACAAATTAAATCAACCAGACCTTGGCTCATTAACTGGTGGTGGTACTTCTAACATGTTTGGTACTCGTTCTGGTGTTAACTTTGCACGTATCAACGCTCCTTGGGTTGCAGGAGATAACCGTATCTTATTAACTCAAAAAGGTGCTACACGTTACGCGATTGAAACACCTTACCAAATCGAAGGGCCATATCCAAAATACGATAACAACGGGAACATCGTTGATGCAAAAGTGTTCTACGGTCGTGAAAATAGCGTAATGGCTACACCACAGACTGTAGATTCTACTGGTGCTATCTTAAATCCAAAATCACGTTCTATCAAACTAGTCTAATCGATGTTCTACAAAGAGGGTTCAAGTTGAGCTCTCTTTTTCTTTTTAAATCCAACTAGTAGGAGGAATCTTTATGTTACTAATGAACGGAGCAGTTCCATTTGTCCATCCAGTTACTGGAAAACGTGTAGGCGCTTTTGAATTTTATGATGGGTACGCACATCAACCAACTGAGAATACAGAATACACAAATATTGTTGCTGATGGTGTTAAAGAGGATATTACACCGAATGAGCCGACTGAAAGTTAAGGAGGGTTCATTATGATCATGTTACGAAATGGCGAAGAGCCTTTTTTTCATCCGATTACTGGTCAACGTATAGGACCTTTTGAAGCTTATGAAGGGTTTGCTCATGTGGACCTTGAGAATGAAGAAGTACCAGATGAACCAGTCAAAAGAAAAACTAGAGGAAAAACTAAGGAATAGGAGAGTAAAATATGACTCCTTTAACTCTTAGAGAAAAAGTAAGGGGCTTGTTGAAAGATGGAGCAAGTACCTTATTTACTGATGATGAAATAGATGAATTTGTACAAGATGGCACCTCTTGGTATTCAAGATATAAACCAAGGAGAATACCATTCACTTTGAACCTAGTAGCAGGGCAAAGTCAATATACATTGCCTAGTGATTGGATACGAGTTGATAAAGCTAGTTTTAACAAGTGTATCAATCCATCTTCAAACGTTGATCTAACTCAGTTTACTAGTTTTGTATTACCAACTCTAAACAACAATGCCTTGTTGCAAGAAACGTCATTTGATTGGTACGACAGTGAATTGTATGTGATCGTTAGTCCTACACCGCAATCAACTCAATCTCTATCGTTTTCTTATTATGCTATGCATCAATTGACCAATGACTTATTCACAATTCCGCAGCCTGACATAATTGCACTTTCTTATATTTCTGCAAGCTTCGCTTTAAATGCTTTAGCAGTTGATAAGGGAAGTAAAATGCAAAAATACAAAGTTGGTCAAGGGTTGCAAATCGATGATACAGAGGTGGCAAAACGAGTACAAGAGCAAGCTGAGAAGTATGAACACATGTTTAATAAATTTATTCGTTTTCGTCCGATTGGGGGGATGTCCTAATGAGTTTAGCAAGTGACATTCAACTAAGACTATCAATGATTCTAACCAATTTTGGTATCAATGTGGCGGTTAACAGGGTTCAAGCTGCAACGCAATATGACATTTACGCTACACCTTTAGATGCTACTACAAATACATTCACTGCAACAATCGTCATTGAGTCAGAAAAGATGGATTTAACACCAACGCTTGCAGGTGGAAAGCCAGTTGAAAAATTGAAGTTATTAACATTACCTGGCATCTTTCTAACAGGAGATGAAATTCAATATGGGGGCCACACTTATAAAGTGAATTTTCTTCAACCGACTCCATTCCAAGGTGTTGATGTAGTTGACTACATTTATGCAACTAGAGAGGTGAGTCCTTAATGAAGCAATTTAGATCATTAGAGGACTTGGCTAGAAAGTTAGCTGAAGCACCTGCACGAGTGACCTTGAATGTTAGTGAAGGTATTTTGAAAACTGCAGTAAAAGTGCAAGGCGATGCAAAGAAAAAGTTTGGTACGTATCAACCTGCAGTGGGAGATTTTCCTGCTTGGACACCATTAAGCGAACAAACAGTTGCTGCCAAATTAAAAGCAGGAGCAAGTGGTGACGATCCGTTAATTGGACATTCTTCAAGTGGTAAAAAATCGAAAACAACAAATTTACGAGGTAGTATTCTCGTTCATGTTGAAGGGTTAACTGGCATTGTCGGAACAAATGATGAAGTAGCAGAATGGCAAGAGTTTGGAACGAAACATATTCCACCTCGGCCTTTTTTGCGTCCAGCTGTTTTTGAAAACCATGCATTTTTGAAAGAAGAAATGCAAAGAGCAATTGTTAAGAGTTATATCTAAGAGCACCAATGGGAGGGACATCAATGAACCTTCAAAAAGATCCAATAGAAAGTATCTCAATTGCACTTCAAAGTGCCTTTAGTAATCTAGGAATTAAAAAGATTTTCGTAGGATGGCCAGACACAAAATATCTCAGCGTGGACAATAATCTACCAACCTTGGCGATTTTTCAAATCTCTGACAGAGGTGAGCATAAGACCAGTCGAGAGACAGTTCATGCTATCGTACCTTCTGCAGATGGATTAACCGCTACGGTTTATAAGGAAAAGCTGCGACTAACGTATTTGTTACAGTTATCCCTTTTTACAGCAACACCACAACAGCGTGCCTCACTCGGATGGAGTATTGAGCAGTATTTGGTGAGTAATCCCCAATTACAAATCGGTATTCCGGGAGTAGAGACTGCTGTTTTTTCGTATAAAGGACAACACAACAGTCAAGGTGAAACAAATTTCTACCAAAGAGATTTGACATTTAATGTGACTGCTAGAGTACTAGATGCTCAGACAACTCCAACTGCTAAGGTTATTCAATTCAATGATGACGATTACAAAACAAATGTCGTCTTTAGACAGATGAATCTACATGATTAAAGGATGGTGAACACATGCAAATCATTAATAACTTAAACAACCTAACAGTAGATGATCAGTATTTCTTAGAGGTGCCAGTTCCTCAAGGAGCAACGAATATACCGACTGGTAATATCGGTTTAATTGGAACTTTCTCAAGAGGGCCACTTAATAAACCAACATTAATTACATCGTACACAGATTTGGTTAAACAGTTCGGTGAAGTAGATCCTCAGTTAACTTTAACTGGAACTTTAGAAGCTCGCGGAATCTTTAGACAAGGTAATGCCAACGTCTATGTCGTTCGTATTGATGCAACAGGTACACCGTCAACTCCTGCTTCAGTAGTTTTAAAGGATACACAAGCAACTCCTGGTACTGTATTTACACTAAATGCCATTTCTAATGGTACATGGGGCAATAGTTTAATCGTTATTACTTCAGCAGGATCTATTGCAAATACATTCAATATCCAAATTCAATATGGAGCAGAGAGTGAAACATGGACAAATGTAGTTGCGAAAGGTGCAACAACTGTTCCGGCAGGTGCAACAACTGCAGATTTAATTTTCGGTAATGGTAATGCAGGAAGTACGGGACTTAGTAATTTGGCTACTGCAATCTATCCAGGAACTGTCAATAACAGCACATGGGCATTAGGTACTTTTACTATGAGTGGAGGAACAAACGGAGCTACAACTTTACCTGCTGATTATATCGGTGTTTCAACACCATCTAAAACAGGTATCTTTGCGTTAGATTCTGCTCCAGTTAATTTAGTTGTCTGTGCAGGACAAAGTGATCCTACTATTCAAACTGCTCTTGTAAATAATGCTCAGTCGATTACACAAAATGGTGGGATTCCACGTATCGCCATTACTACATTTCCAAAAGGGACTGCAATCAATGGACTAAGTTCTCTTGTTAACAGTTTGGATTCAGACAGACTGATTTGTGTCTATCCTTGGGTACAGATTTTTGAAACTGTCACAAATACAACACAAACAGTAAGTCCATTGGGATATTACGCAGGGTTACTTTCTCAGTTAAAACCACATCTAAGCACTGGTAATAAAACGATAAATGGAATATTAGGACCAGATCCAAGCTTAAATATTGGCCCAATTGATTTAGCGACTCTTTCAAACTTACAAATCAATGCAATTGGTGTAACAACACCAAAAGGAACTATCGGAGTTCGTGGAGGCTTTTGTCAATCTCGAACAGTAGATGCTCAGTTGTATACACGTCGTATGAAAGATTACATCGATACGCAAGTAATGTTTGTTGGAGGTCAGTATGTAGACCAACCGATTACAGGCGATTTAATGAGACAAGTAAAGCAGTCCGTAGATAATATCTTACTTCCTTTAAAATCTCCTGCAAGTGCAAGTGATCAAATGATTGCTGATTACAGAATCACATGTGACACAAGTAATAATACACCTTCGATTACTGCACAAAACCGATTGCTTTGTGATTATGCGGTCAAGTTATTAAATATGAACCGTTTTATGATTTTCCGTACTCAAATAAGTGCAGGGGTTGTTATTACTACAACTCAATTAGGCCAATAAGGAGTGTGAACTAAATGGCTAAAGATCGTATTCTAGGTAGTTCAGCTAAAATTGAATTATATGCTTCGACAGGAGTATTAAGTATTGAAGTAGATAGTTTTCAAAAGAACCAAAAACACGAAATTAAAACTTGGCATCCACTTGGAGAAGTTGCTGAACGTCAACAGCTCATTTATAAAGGTTGGGATATGGATTTTAAAACTGGAAAAATAGATAGTCAGATTGCTAGATTCTTTGATGCGATTGATCAAGAACTATTAGCAGGAAGACCTGCTCCAAGGGTTCGTGTTACAGAGACTATTACGCAATTTGATGGGAATACAGAAGTTTGGATATACCCTGACACTATCCTGTATGGATATGGCGGAGACGCATCAAATTCAGAAGATGAAATTAAAGAAAATTTTAAAGGCGCTTGTTCGAAGCGCATGAAGGGGTAGGGATAAAATATGGAAACATTAGATAACCAAGTAGTAGAGAATCAAGTAGAGAATCAAGTGAATACTCAGGTATTAACTGAAAACCAAGCGCAACTAAGTGATGGAAGAATTGTTGAACTACGTGAATCAACTGGTGCTGATGAGATGATCGTTGCAGCTGAATTAGGTGATTTAGTTGAAGCAAATGGGGCAGGTATGATTGTTCTTCAGTCTTGTTTAATTGCTAAAACAATCGTGAAAATTAATGACCAATCAATACAAAGATTGGGAAAATACAGTGAATATCGAGACTTTTTAAGTCAGTTTAAAACAAAAGATTGGAATAAAATTCGTTTATTGTATGCTACTCTGAACGGAGTAGATGAACAGGGAAACGGATAAGAAAACGCATTGATGCTCTGAAGGGTTCCCGAGCCTTTCAAGAATGCCTTGCGTTAGTTTCTTACGGTGTTTCTTTTGAAGAATGCAAAACATGGACAACTGTATATAGAAGAGCAGCACTAGAACTATTTATTGAGGCAAATTCCAAAGATTAAGGGATTTGCCTTTTCCCTTTGATTAGAGGTGAAGAAGTATGAGCATAGGTGAAATGTTTAAAGTTGCAGTTGAAATTACTGCTATAGATCATTTGACTAGGCCGATGAAAATGATGGAAGGCAGTATGCTAAATACTCATAATTCCATTAAAGAAATGAACAAATCCCTAAAAATGATGGGTGCAAGCAAAGCTGAAATCAAAGCAATGACAAGGGATTTAGAAAGGTTAGGAGATGTAAAAGCATTCAGTAGCCTTTCTAAAGACTTAACTGCAATTGGAAAATCTAAAGAAGAAATAGCAGCAATTGAACAAAGCTTTATGAAAATGCGTAATTATCAAAGAGAAATGGCAGAACTTCAAGGAAAATACAATGCAGGAAAAGAACTTGCAAGTTCAGGGGTACATGATTTAGCAATTGGAGCAGTTGGTGCATGGGGAGTAATGGAACTTGTTAAAAAAGCCGGAGAGTTCCAGGCAAACATGACAGTAATCCAAGACTCAACTGGGGCAAGTACAAAGCAAATGCAGAAGTTCGGTGATGCAGTAATGAATACGTCTGCAGCAGTTTCAAAGTTTAACGACATGGAAGTTGCACAGATTGCTCAAACACTAACATCGGGCGGATTTAACAAAATAGGCGATGCTCAAAAATTAATGTTACCAGTTTCGAAGTTTGCAGAGTCTCAAATGTATGAACATAAGGCAAGTGACCCGATAGAATCAACAAAACAAGCTATTGAAATGTCTCACTTGTTCGGTCATTATGATACGAAAAGTTTTGAAAACTTCTTAAATACGTTCAATAAGTATTCAATGATGCAACCAGGTGATAGTTCTCAATTGCAACAGACCATAAAATACCTAGCGCCGACTGCAAATACACTACACATGAAGGAAAAAGATACAATGGCATTAGCAGCGGTTGCTAATACACTTGGGTTATCAGGTTCACATGGTGGTACAAATGCAGCTGATATGATTATGCGAATGGTTCCCGGAATAAGTGGTGGTATGCCTAAACCTATTTTAGATAAGAAAGGCAATATAAAAGGGTACAAAAAATCAAGGTCATGGAAAGCAATGGAAGAACTAGGTTTCATAGACAAGCAAGGTAACTCTCAATTCTTTAACAAGGACGGAAGTTTAAGAGACTTGGACGGAATGTTAAAGACAATGATTGAATTATCTAAGACGATGAACCCAATGAAACTGACTGCAGCATATCATGACATCTTTGGAATACAAGGTGGACGGGCAGCAAGTATTTTCTCAAATCCTAGGTCAATGGAGCAGTTGGAGAAAATGCGTGGCCAGTTGGGTAAAACCAAGTCAATGGAGCAAATTAACAATGACTTGCAGAATACACCTGAAGGACAAATGAATTTGTTCAAGTCAAACAGTATGTCCTTAATGCTACGGGTTGGTCAACAACTTGCAATAATGCTGAATCCTGCAATAAAAAGTTTGAATAAGTTCATGGGCGGACTTCTTAAGTTCTCAGAAGCACATCCAGGAATTGCTAAAATTGTGGGGGACTTTGCATTGTTAATGGTAGGAGGTAAACTTCTTTCAGGCGTAATCAAATTAATTGTCGGTAATGTTCAGATGGCTAATGCAGCATTTAAGATGTTCAAGTTAAAAAATGCAGCAGGTGAAGCAACTAAGCTTGCGAAAGGGTTAAAAGGACTCGGAACTGCGTTCAAGTTCATGGGCACAGGAACACTAGCGGTGATTAAAATACTTGGAAGGTTCTCAGGTTTCTTAATCAAGCTAGGCATTCAAGCAGCTAGATGGGCAATAGGAATTGCAGCCGATTGGCTTGTTGCAATGGGACCTGTCGGATGGATAATTGCAGGAGTAACCGCGATAATTGCAGCAGGAATACTGATGTGGAATAAAAACTTCCTCGGTTTTAGAGATGGATTAACAAGAATATGGAAAGACATCAAACAAATTTTCAACACGTATATCCACGCGTGGGCAGATTACGGAAAAATTTTCGTAGACTTGTTCACAGGTCACTTCGGAGATTTGAAAAAAGACTTCATGAAACTTGTTGATGACTTACTAGGAATATTTAAGCCTGTAACCGATATTTTCAGTACGATTGGTAAAGGTGGTAAAAATCTATGGAACTGGGCAAAGGGTGGTAGTGAAAATCTATGGAACTGGGCAACTGGAGGAGGAAACAAAAGCGGTCCAACTCATAAAAGCGGTAATACAACAAATCATTACAACATCAATGTAAATAGTAATAACGGAAAGCAATTTGCACAAGATTTCCATAAAGAAACCAGAAAAATGAATATGAATACAAGTCCATATCCTACTTTCGGTGCTATGCCATGATCGAGGTGAACTAAATGGCAGATAAACTACAATTAGGTTCCTTTAATTTCGAAATCGACGATCTACCAGAAACCATCCCTCTTGGTGGAGAGCAAATGTTAGCAGTCAATAAGTTCCCAGGAGGGTATAAAGATGTGCAATCTTTTGGTTCATTTGATGACAACATTAGTTTTAGTGGCTTGTTTAACTATAAAAATGCTCTATCAAAAGCACAAAAACTTTATCAAATGTACAAATCTGGTGGAGTATATACATTCAAATTTGGTTCGAACAATCCATTAAGTGTTATAATCAAAAACTTTAAATATGATTATCAAGCACCTAGTCGAATTCCTTACTCGATTGAACTAGAGATCGTAAATATGTTTAACTTTAAACCTTCGAGTACAAATAGTGTACCACCAAATACATCTGTTGTATTTCCGAATGGAATAAGCAAGACGAATAACACTTCTGCTCCTCAACGGACCTATATTGTTAAAAAAGATGATTCGCTTTGGAAAATATCATTGAAATATTACGGTAGTGGTTCTCTATATAAAAAAATCGCTTCGGCAAATAATTTAAGTGGTACAAAAATTATTACTGGACAGAAGTTGGTGATTCCATGATTCCAATTAAAAATAATAACGTTCGTGGATACAGTCAACCTCGTTCAATTGTTCGTCTGGATGGAAATCAAACATTCTTTTTAAATTGGACAGTCAATCTTAACAGTAATCGTTATGCTAGTGATTTTACAATCAGTCTACCGTTTAAAATTACGAATAACGTTAAAAAGGATTATCTCATTTCAACAAATGATGGAACTAGTCTTTTATTTACAAAGAGCAATATCTTAGTAGAAATCTTTGTAGGATTTCCACAAAACGCACAATCTTACACTACAAATGATCTTACAAGAATTATGTATGGATATGTTGATACGATTGACCTTAACTTAAGTGAACATGGAGAGGTTATTAACTTAACAGGAAGAAGTCAAGTTGCTCCATTATTAGACAATAAAACAACAAACAAATTTCAAAATATGACAAGTAGTGCAGTTGCTAGAATGTTTGCTAAAAATCACGGACTTAACACTCAGATTCAAGACACTTACACGTTAGCAGGTCATTATTACAGTGGTGATTCTATTAATATGACGAAAGATAATTGTGAGTGGGATATTCTTGCATACTTAGCTGACAATGAAGGTTTTGAGGTAATGGTATGGGATAACACGTTGTACTTTATGCCAGCTAGTGCGATTCAATCAAAAATAACCACTAATCCTTTTGATTATGCATGGGGTTGGAACATTCTTGAATGCCAATTAAGCAGAAGTCCTCATGCTGCTAAGAACATCATTGTAAATGTCCATTCATTTAACAAAACGACACACAAGCACATTAAAGCAAAAGCACAACGAAATACAACCTATCAAACATCTGTAAATCAAACGTATTATTATACAGGTTTAACACAAGATCAAGCACAGAAAAGAGCGAACAGCTTACTAGATCAATTAAGTAAAATGGAATTAATCGCGCAAATGCAAGTTAGCGGTAATTCAAAGCTTATTCCTAACCAGCCAATCAATCTTCAAGGTGTAGGAAAAGGATTAAGCCAAACATATTATATCCGTAAAGCCACTCACACCTTCGACATGGAGCAGAGTGGTTATTTTTGTGATATTTATTTGAGTAATCTCTTATTACAAGATGATGGAGGTATGTAATAATGTACAATCCTTCATTAAACTGGGTTGAACAAGTTAAACATATAGTCAATGAACATACAAATCAAAAACAATTCGTATTGGAAGGAACAGTAACTTCCATTAACAACTCGGCACCGTATGCGGTAAAAGTGATGCTAGAACCATATCAAATCGAGACAGGTTGGTTAAAAATAGCAACTCCTTATATCGGTAACAATTTAGGCTTAATTTTCCCTCCTCCACAAGAAGGGACGATGGTAAAAGTCATATTTGATATGGGGGATTTGAATACAGGGACAGTAATTGGTGGTGTTTATTCTCCAGTTACTTTACAGCCGAATGTACCGTTTGGAGCAGTAGGATTTGTTCATTCAACTGGAAGTTCTATTCTGATTAATTCAGATGGTTCAATTAGTATCAACTCAAGTAAAGGTGTCACGATCAATGGGAAAACTTCACAAAGTTGGTGATAACACATGGCTTATTCTTTACCTTCAACGGATCCGCTTGGGACTGATTTAACATTAGATAGCAAAGGAGATTTAACACTTTCAACATCTGGAAGTGTTTTTTTAATTAGTGGATCTGACAATGTTAAACAAGCTATCAATACTTTTTTAACTACTTTGCCTTACACGTATTTATGGGATGATCCAGTTGGAACCAATTTAACAGATTATATAGATGTACCTATTACAGATACGATGAAACAAGAAATGACAACCATTGTCCAAAATACTTTGATGCAAGATAGCCGAATTCTATCGGTTCAAAATGTGATCATTGACGATACACAAGCAGTCAACACATTAGTTATCACAATACAAGCAACGGTCAGTGGTTACGGACCGATTGAAATACCTGTCGTGATAGGAGGATGATGAATGCCTAGTTTTAACGACATATTAAATGCCATGATTTTTTATTTACAAACAATCGGCAGTAAGTTAACCGATTTTACACCAACGTCTATAATCGGACAGATTCTATCAGCAGTCGCAAGTGTCATTGATGAAATCTACTTTGCGATTGGCAATGCTCAGAATCAAGCTTACATTACTAGCGCAACTGGAAGTGGATTAGATGCAAAAGGTGCGGATTTAGGGATAACAAGAAAACAAGCCACTCCTGCTAATTGGAATTTCACATTTGTAAGAAATGTTGTTTCAGCACAACAGATAACCATACCACAAGGGACAGTTATAACGACTATTCCTGTTCCTGGTCAAGCGCCAATCACATTTGCGACTGACTCTACAACTTATCTAACAACTGGAACATTAAGTGTTAATATGACTGCAACTTGTCAAACAGCAGGGTCCATTGGGAATATCGCTCCTAATACGTTACTTGTCATCGGTTCTTCAGTACCAGGTATAGACGGAGTACAACTTACTAGTTTAGCGAATGGTACTTATGGAAGTGATACAGAGATAGACGATTCGTACAGACAACGATTGTTAGCAGCACTTTCATCAAAAGCTCAAGGAACATTAGCATGGTACCAACAAACGGTACTAAGTATTCCAGGAATACAAACTGCAAAAGTAGTTCCTCAAAACAGAGGTGCAGGGACGGTTGATATATTTATTGTAGGGACAAACAACTCTTTACCAAGCGCAGCCTTGATTACACAAGTACAAAGCGTGATTGATGCAGGAAGAATTATTACAGATGATGCAAAAGTGTTCGCACCTACACCGATTACAGTTAATAGAACAATCAATGTAAAACTAGCAAGTGGATATGATCCAACTGCAACTAGTAACCTAGTCCAAACTGCAATTACAAACTTTATTAACAACTTAGGTATTGGTGGAGGGACTATTGGGACACTCTACGAATCTCAATTAATCGCAGTTGCATTAGGAGTTTCGGGAGTAATAAACGCAACGAGTACAGATGCAGATGTTACATTTTCATCTTTTCAACTTCCTCAGTCTGGAACAATTACTGTAACTCCAATGTAAGGAGGTTAACAAATTGGGAAATGCAACAACGCTATTAAATCGACTTTCTAATTTATTTACAAAAGATACTAATTCAAATCTTGGTCAAATGATGGGTACTATTGGCAATCAGTTAGATGCAGTAGACCCACAACAAACGAATTTAGCTAATCAATTTGCAGTTAGTACCGCAACAGGAACTGCTTTAGACAATCATGGTAAAGATTGGGGAGTTCCAAGACGTTTAAATGAAAGTGACGCTAATTATCGAACTAGGATACTAGCAATATTACCAATTTACACAGGTGGTCCAACTGTAGCCAATATTAGTCAAATCGTTCAGAACTTTACTGGATTTGCACCTACTATTATCGAATATGGACCTCAAAGTTTTACGATGGGTGTTTCTCCAATGGGGAATTTTGTGTTTGGAGGATATGACGTATTTACTTTTCAAGTAATAGTCAACAATCCAAATAATATTTCTTATATACGAGCTGATTTACAAAACGCAGTAAATAACGCCAAGCCAGCTAGGTCTACTGCTCTATTCGTTCATGCGGGAGGAGTATAAACAATGACAATGAATATTAGTTTTTATGATGGAATTAAGTATAAGAGGACAGACTTTATAAATCGAGATAAAGACTTCTTTGGTAATGGGGTTGTTCAATCTACTCATTTTCCAACAACCTTAACCGGTAACGATATGAAGATTAACATTGGAGCAGGAGTTGCTTGGGTAGATGGATACAGGGTTGAGAATGATACAAATACAATTCAGTTAACAGTAACAGCATCAAACCCTACGTTGCCTCGTATCGATATTATCCAAATAGGTCATGATGATGTAAATTCACTACCTTCAATAATGATAAAACAAGGGGTGGCAAGTGCTTCTCCTGTAGAACCTGGTGCTGACACTGGTTATGTAAAACTTTATGCAATTAGTGTAGGCGCTAACGTAACTAAGATAATTAGCGGGAACATTACTGATAGACGTAATCTTGTACCTTTGAACGTAAATGGTTCACAGATTTCATTCGCAGGTGCTATGTCAAGTACACCAACTCAAGTAACTAGTGGTGATTGGAATAGTTTAAAAACACAAGGTACTTATGCTATTACTGTCGCTAACTTAACTAATGCACCGAATACAACTGATACGTTTGATTTATTTGTAATAAATGATAGTGCGAACTCTATTACTCATTTAGCCTATGGAAGAAACAATTCTAATCTTTTGTATTTACGCAATTCACCAGATGGAGGTACTACATGGAGTTCAACTTGGACTAGTTTTTCAAAAAACCTTGCAAATGGTATAGCTCCTTTAGATGCAAATAAAAAAGTCCCATTAGCTAATATCTATACAGGCTCAGGGAATGGACTAGATTCAGATACATTAGATGGCTTACATGCTGATGGAGTTGTTGGTCAACGTATTCAACTAAATGCACCTGCTCAAGACCAATATTGGCTAGTTGGAACGTTACCTGCTTCTCAATCAACCACGTTCGATAAGCTCATAATCGAATTCCAAGGTGGTCCAGATTGGGATTCAACTGTTTTGATTAATGACTGGATAATGTTTGGAAACAGGGATACAGGAAGCGGAAATTCAAGTAAATTTAACTATCAATATATGCAAGAAGGTAACGATCCAATTAACTCTCGTCAGAATTTAAGAGTTATAGCTTACAAGCAAGCAGATGGAAGTATCAATGTTTATTTAAGAGGGGTAGCTTCAAAAAGTGCTATCGCAATTGTCGCAGCTTACGGTGCTTCTTTATCAAGTCAACAAAACACTGCAGTAGCAATCGGAAACGCTACAACTACCGTCCCAACAGGAACAATTGTTTTTGATTCTGGAAATAATGCTACTTATCCACCAAATGCCACATCAGCTCAAGGTGGAGCAACTTTTAATGGTAATGTTGCAGTAACTGGAACAATGACTGTAGGTGGTTCTTCAGTATTGACACAGGCTACCGTTGGAAGTTCAACCGTTGGTTCTACTTTATATATTTATAACAATGCATGGGGAGGTTTTTAATTTATGCCAGCAAATACAGTACCTATTTTTCCGTCTACACCTAAAATAAACTGGGGGCAAGTTCAAACAGCCGATGCAACCGCATCAAAGAATCATGATGGCACTACTACAAACGCAGTTTTAATTTTTACAGCAGGAGCAAACGGTTCAAGGGTAGATGAAATCAAAGCATTACCACTTGGTACATCTGTTGCTAGTGCCTTACGAATTTTCATTAATAACGGTTCAGCTAACACAATTGCTTCAAACAACACTGTTTATACAGATGTAACTTTACCATCTATCACAATTTCAGAAGTTAATGGACAATCAGAAGTAATCGTTCGTCAACCGAATGATAATAGAGCACTTGTATTACCACCAAACTACAAGCTATACGCTACAATCGGTACTACTGTTGCGACTGCTTGGGAAGTGGTAGTTCAAGGCGGTGACTTCTAATGCCGATAGCAGGATTTAGTAGACCTGGAGATGGGGTTGGTAATCGTAAAAGTATTAACTCTATCCAAAAAGTTTCTGTTGCTTATCTGAATACTAAATTGGTAAATGTGACGATTGGTAGTATAGACCCAAATAAAACAATAGTTATATTAGATTACGGAAATCCTTTGCCAACAAATATTGCTTATAATATTACTCCTGAAATAATTAATAATACAACGATACAATTAACAAGTACTTCTGCTTCAATAAATAATATAAATGTAGGATTAACTATTATTGAATTTAATAACGTAAAAAGTAAGCAAAGTGGGACATATACATCGACAAGTAGTGCAACAGTAACTGGTATAAATTATAACATAACAATTGCAAGTATTAATCCTTCAAAAGCTATTGCATTAGCTTATTATGCTGATTCTTCAAGTGGTGGAAGTGTGCAACCCACTATTACAAGTTTTCCAAATGCAACAACATTAAATATTCTTGCATGGGACGGGACTGGATATACAGGTTGGTTGAAGTGGCAAGTATTAGAGTTTTTGTAAAAAGGAGGTATAAATAAATGCGCGTTATCGAAATAGAACCGACAAGTAAAATTGTTATTTGTGAAAAATATGTAAATGAAGACTATGTGTTACAGTCAAATGAAATGAAAAGCGACTTTGGATTATTAGGACAAATTCATCAAAGTGATGGAAGTTTTATAACACCTTCACTAACTTTAGAAGGTATTAAAGAACAAAAAATAGTTGAATTAACAAACTTCTATAAACAGTCGATCGCTACCTTTAAATCGTCAGCTTTAGGTTCGATGTATACTTATTTAGCTGATGATACAAGCATTGGTAAGTTTAATGCCGAGTACAGTTTTATTAATAGTAATGCTTATGACGGGAGTCCGGTTAACTGGTTTACTGTTGAACTTGGCGGAGCAATGCATACTAAGAACCAATTTATTCAAGCTTGGCTTGATGGTCGTAGTTTATTAGCCTCTCAGTTCGACAAATGGGATAATCTCGTTAAACAAGTCAAGTTAGCGACAACAAGCGAAGAAGTGAATGGTATCGTATGGTAAAGCAATATATTTGGAACGTTTTAATCTCAATTGACCAGTTTTGTAATGCTCTACTAGGTGGATATCCAGACGAAACTATGTCATCAAGGATGGGGAAACACTTAGCAAAACATGATTGTCCGTTTTGTAATTTCATGTGCAAGTTGCTAAATTTAATTCAAAAAAATCATTGCATTAAGTCAATTGAACGAGATAGAGGTAAACAAATGTAAACAAGCACCCAAGAAGGTGTATTTTTTATGCCTTTTATTCGAAAGGAGCAGTAGATAATGACTCCAACAGAAGCAGAACGATTAACAAGATTAGAAACAAGACTTGAAACTATCGAGGAAGCCATCATGAAACTAGATATGAAATTAGATGCATGGCAGAGTCATTTTGTTTCAAAAGAAATGCTTGACGACAAATTGAGGTTAAGAGATGAACGGTTAGACCGATTAGAGAGAGAAAAAGCAACTCATAAAAATGTATTGCCGATGTGGGTAGCGGTAGGGATTTCTCTTGCTTCAGTAGTGTTGTCTTATTTCACGCATAAATAAGGAGGTGAACAAGTTGCGAAAAGCAAACGATTGGATAGGTGAAAAACTAGCTTACTGGATGAGCACGATGCATTGTTTTTATTTGATTTCTATAATGGTAGTTTTACCTCTATTGTGGCAACGTCCTACTAATCTAGTAGGTTGGATGCAGTACCTAATCTCAGTGTTTTTTCAAGGTGTAGCACTTCCTGTTCTTGGATACGTGGCTAGGCTTGCAGGAGAAAAGCAAGAAAAAATGATGTTAGAAACACATGATACAGTTTTGCAAGAATTAGCAGAAATAAAAGAAATTCACAAGGAACTACATCGGAAAGTTGGTGAGCTAAGTGGATAGTAGAAACGCTTATACATTAGCCATCGCTTTATTAGCGACTATAAAACTCGTATTAAACGCTTTTCACATTAATGTGATTACGCAAGATGTTATTAATTACACAGCTAACTGTGTTGCAGGAGCTGTTGTTGTATATGGGATTTTCAGTAAACATGAGAAAAAATCAAAATCAAAGGGAGAGAATTGAAATGGAAAAATTAAAATCACGCAAATTATGGATGGCAATTGTATCAGCTTTATTAATGGTAGCAAATCAAGGGTTAGACTTAAAAATTCCGACTGAATCAGTGCTTAGTATTGCCGGAGTCGTGATGGCTTATATTTTTGGTCAATCGTATGTAGATGGTAAGCAATCTGCTCTACAACTTACTCATCAAATCATTACGAACGCTCAACCAGAGCCTTTAGAAGATCCTGCAGAAGAAAATCATGTATCAGAAGAAGTTAATAATCAATCAGAAGCAATTCAACAACCTATTCTTGATGGTCAAGCTCAAGCAGTAGAACAACCACAAGTAGTTGCTCAACCAGTACAACCACAAGCAGTAGTTCAACCAGTACAAACTCAAGTACAATCGCAATCTGTACCAGAACTTTTAGCGAAAATTGAAGCAATCCAAAAGGAATTAGATCAAGTTAAACAAGTAACTCCATCAGTACAATAAGGGAGGAATAAATATGATTTTTATTGATAAAATTGCTCCATATGCTCAAAAAGTGGCGAGGGATTACAATGTCCTCGCTTCTTTAGTTATTGCACAGGCATGTGTAGAAAGTGGATATGGCAAAAGTGGATTAGCATTAAAAGGAAATAATCTGTTTGGAATAAAAGGTTCGTATAACGGTCGATCAATTGTGATGAGGACAACAGAATATAAAGGTGATGTATCGTACCAAATCATGGCACCTTTTAGAAAATACCCTACTTTTTTAGAGTCACTTCAAGATTTAGGTAAACTCTATAAAAACGGTGTATCGTGGGATCCTAAAAAATATGCAAGAGTAATAGGAGAGAAGAATTATAGAAAGGCAGCACACGCTGTTAGAGAGAGTGATTACTGTACTCTGCCTACTTATGCTGAGGAATTAATTAGCGTAATAGAGTCATTCAAACTTTATCAATATGATGCTGTAGTGGTATCACATCCAATTCAACCTGTTTATTATGTAGTTAAACCCGGAGATACGGTTTCAGATATTGCGCTTAAATACGGTGTCACTGTTAAACAGATTGCTAATCTTAGTAAACTAGAAGACCAAAACTTTATCGTTTCAGGTCAGAAATTACGAATTAAATAAGGTTTTTAGAGGACGTGGGATATTATCCTACGTCTTTTTTATTGCTTAAAAAATTTTAGGAGGTAGTCAAATGTCGAACATTAAAGTAACTGGTAGATTAAGAGTTGAACATTTTCGTAATGGTATTTTACTTAAAGACAGTGGTTGGATAGAAAATATTGTTACTACCGTAGGCAAAAACTCATTAGCTTCTTTATTAAATTCAACAAATGCAGGGAATTCAGTTATAACATACATGGGTTTTGGTTCTTCTACAACTGCAGTCGCTGCTACTGATACTACATTAGGAACAGAACTATCTGGAAATGGTTATGCTCGTGTAGCGGTTACTCGTTCTAATCCATCAGGAAATGTCGTTCAGTATGTTGCTACATTAACTGGCATTACTGCTTCAATAACAGTTCAAGAGGCAGGGTTATTTAATGCATCTACAAGTGGAACATTATTTGCTCATCAATTAACGGGTGCTTATCCACTTAATCAAGCTGCAGATCAATTGCAAGTTACTTGGCAAATTACGTTTAGTTAATATGAAATATTCTCATACCCCCGAAAGTGGGTGATTAAGTGCCTATTGTAACAAACGGATTAGAAACTTATTGGAATGCAAGTAATAATTACATTCAGTTTACAAATCTAGGACAAATTGATTTTGATTCAGGGATTAGCAATTATACGCAAGGACAGACATACACCTTTACTGTAAGTAGTTATTCACGTACAACATTTGATGCAGCTGGCGTAAAACCTGGTGATTATATTACGAATGATGGTGTTGTAGCAACGATTTTTGCTATTATTGAAGCTGTTAATGGATATAGTCTAACAATTCGTGCACAAATGAACTGGACAGACAATACACCTGCTCAGTGGTCAGGTGAAAGTATTATACGAAATACTTGGACAAATATTTCGCCAAATACACCAGGAAAACACCTAATGATTATCAACGGAGCAACAGCAAGTAGTAGTGATGTAATCGGTACGTACATTCCATTTAACGGGAGTGTATTCGGTAGAATATCAGATATACAGTTTACAGGTAATTACACATTCGAAGCATTAATCAAACCGAGTTCCAGTGGATTAGACATACTTTCAGACTTAAATAAAAGTGGATTTTTCCTATCAGGTGGGAATGGTTTTTCATATGAATTAAATGGACAAACTTCTAATATAGGACAACCGTATACAGGTAATAATGTATATGCACATGTTGCATGGACAGTAGATATTACAACAAAAAAAGTTAGTGTGTATCTAAATGGTGCATATGTCAATTTTCTAACGATGTCAAGCATATGGGATTTCTCTACTACGCGAACCTGGCTAATTGGTGATGAAGCAGTGTCTGGTACTACCAATGCATTTAAAGGTAATATTTATGCTCTTCGTATTTATAATCGTGTTTTAACAGATTCTGAAATAACTCAAAACTATGCGATTGGAACAGCAGTTGGTCTTCCTAATTACTATGTGACAAATTTATCTGATTCTATCTCAGTTACAGATTCATTAACAAATAAACAATGTACAAACTATAAATCTATTTCAGATTCAGTAAATATTACCGATTCATTATCTAAAAAATTTGTTGGATTTAAAACTCTCTCTGATACTATAACTACTACTGATTTTTTAACTAAAAAAACAGCAGTATATAAAAAGGCGATTTCTGATTCTGTTACTATCTCAGATTTAAACATTAATAAAAAGGGTTCTTATAATAAATTACTTTCCGACTCAATTGTAATATCAGAAGGATTATCAAAAGGATTTTTAGGGTTTAAAACAGTAACTGACAGTATTTCGATTACTGACTCATTAACTCAACAATTTACAGGGAATACATCATTATCTGATACAGTAACTCTATCTGATTATATTTCAAAAAAATACACAGTAAACAAATCTTTATCTGATTCGATATTAACTACAGATTCGCTTACTTCATCAAGTGCAATTGGTACAACTTATACTAAGTTTTTAACTGATTCTATTGTTGTAGCAGATACATTAACTAAAAAAATTATTGGATTTAAAAATTTATCGGATACTATAGCTATTTCTGACTCAATAACAAATAAAAAGCAATCTTACAATTTAACATTATTAGATACAGTTACAATTACCGATTCGTTAACTAAAAAATTTAATGGATTCAAAGTCTTATCGGATTCAATCGCAATTATAGATACAGCCATATTCCAACTTCTTAAACAAAACTCCTACTCGGTCACTCTATCAGATGCTATAACAATCATCGATTCAATTTCCGCAAATTTAATTCAAACCACAAACAAAATTTATTTAAATGGGAATAGAAATTTATCCATAAGACTAGATGGAAATCATAATCCTAAGGTATATTTACAGGGCTCAAGAATTCTTATCATTAATTTAAAGGGTGATGTCTAATGACTGCCACTAAACAAAACTTTTCAATGTTTGCTGGCGAAAGTAAAGAAATTATAGTTCCCGTTACAAAAGAAAACAATGCTGAACTGGATATAACAGGATCTAAAATAAAATGGGGTTTTAGCAACATTTTAAAAACAGACACAAACGGAATAACATTAAGCAATCCTACGAAAGGTGAATTTACAATTACTCTAAATCCTATAGATACACAAAGTTTAGAAGGTATATTTTATCATGGAGCTGTATTAACAGATGCACTTGGTAACGTAACAACTGTTATGACAGGGAAAATTACGATTAATAAAAGTTTGTTTTAAGGTTATTGTCCCTATTCCTCTATGGAGTAGGGCTTTTTTTATTGGTGAATAAATTTAATAGACTTGGTATACTCTTTAATAGAAATATTATTCTGAATTTAATAACAAAAGGGAAGGGTTATGTCCGGTGAAGAAAGAAAGTAAGCGTGGAGGTTGTTTGGTTTTTATTATTTTATTTGCAATAGGGATGACTTGGCTAGTTTTGAATGATAAAGGTTCAAGTGATAGCGAAGGATTTGATCCAGGTACAAAAATTGAACTTAAAAAACAGACTTATTTAGAATTTGACAAAAAAAGTTATGATGAATTTGTTCATGCAGTTATGATAAAGGATCAAGCTAAATTTGATGAATTAGTAAATGATGGGAAGGCAATTGAATTTCCAGTTGGAACGAAAATGACAGTTGATGAATGGCATGTAGGATATATGGTTGCAAAATTAGAAGATGGGCAAAAAGTTTGGGTAACTACTGAATTAACTAAAAAGGAATAGAAGTAATTATAAATAGCCATGGAGTCTAGATTGATTCCATGGCTATTGTACATAAAATTTTTTGGAATTTTTGCTGTGCATCATGTACCTCAATGAGTTCTTTGATAATTCGTTTGAAATTACTAGTTGCTTCTTCATTACTTAAATAACTAAATCCTGCTTTTTCCATAAAACGACTAATCCCATCTGAAGTAAATAATAAAATAATGTGTTCGTCATGTTCTAAATTTAGTTCGTAAGCATCGATTTGGAATCTCTTTTGACCGTTATCTTTACCACTCAACAGTAAGCAATGATCTAAATTCTTGTTACTAATTGCTTTTACACATTCATTGATAAATTGTTCTTCAGCTAAATTTTTAGCCATTCATCATCACCTCAAATAATAAATTCGGTGATAAAATCAACAAACCTGTAATATTGTTTGGAAATTTTGTGAACGGAAGTGTTTCAAAATTTATTCATTAATCCTTTGATTATTTCAGCTTCGATTGGAAGCTTGTAGTAAAGTTCAAGTATTCTATACTCTGTTAGTAATGTTTCAATTTCTTTTTTTGATATTGCTTCATTGTTGTATCTTTTCCATAGAATAGGTTCATTTATTTTAGTAAATTTATTAATTGAATTAATAATAGATTGGACATCATCATTAGTCATTGTCTTAGGGAATTTTCTTATTAGTTCAAACCCTCCACCTTTTGACAATATTGTATTATAGATGACTGCAAATATAGAACGATGTAAGTTTTGCTCTAAAGTTTTTATGTAATAATCTTGTCTTTCAGTTGGAAACATAGGTAATTCATTCCTTTTATTTAGTTAATTTCCCAAATATCCTTTTGCTTTTAAATCTAACACTCTAGCTATTTTAAATGTAACATCAGTCCTCTGTTTAAATGAAATTGCTTATATTATAACAAAGAAAAAGCCCACCTATAAAGGTGAGCCCATTCTCTATTTTTTTAAAGCTTCATCTACTATTTTTCCGATTTTTTTGACCGCACCAAAAGGAATTATACTGTAATATGCTATGTTACTAACTCTTCTCAACGCTTCTTCATATTTTTGGCCTATATAATTTGAAGCTTTGTTATTAAGCTCCATAATTTTGGTTAATATTTCTTCTCGTTGAAAAGATTTCTCCAATTGGTCAATAATCTCTTTCATGCTATTAATTACTTCTTCGTCTTCATCCCAATTTCTTTCCATCCAATCATTTACAATATGTATGGCGCTATGTATTTTTTGCTTATTAGACATGTCTTCCCCCTCAACACTCATAATATCCCCCCCAGTAGTTTTACTAAAGGATATGCAGGGGTATTAACGGTATGACTATAAATTTGTTACTTATCGTTTAAAATGGACTATCTTATATTATTAATTATCGAACTGGGGTACTTGCATTTTTTATGTAACTTTAACATATGCTTGAAGCAAGCGAGTTGCTGACAAAAGCATTTCTAAGGAGTGGAATTAATGAGAGACTACCTTCTTGAGAGACTAAAAAAGATTCCATTGGAATTAGAAAAAGTTGAAAAAGATTATTATGATTCAGTACATAAATTAAAGACTGCTAATTTTAAACTAACCTCTTTAGAAAACAAACTTTTACTTGCTGGCGCAAAGAATGAAAAAAGTGAAAGATTACGAGAAGCTGCAATGCATTCAGAAACTAACGAACTAAAAAAAGGTATATTAGAACTAGAAAAGGAAATTGATTCTAAGAAAGTTGTTTATCATCGTATCAAACGTGAAGCAGATAATTTACAGTATTTAACAAGACTCATTACTTGATGAGTCTATTTTTATTCCTCTAAGTAAAATACCTCTTCAAATGGTTTATCTAAAAACCTCGTTATTATTAATCCTTCCTTAACTGTTATTACCTGTTTACCATTTACCATTTTACTAAACTTCGAATAACTAATTTCCAGATGATCTGCAATAGTTGATAATTGTATTTCTTTTTCGGCACAAATAATCTTTATACGATTTTTTAAATTCATTTTTCCACCTCTGAAATAACTTTCGATAATCACCTTCCTATTTCCTCTAAAGAAATTTTTTTCTAGTACACGCAATTTTTCAAGAAATAGATAGTATGCTTTATTAAGTGGGAGGTACTTCACACCTAAACAAACTTCATACTCGTTTACCTCTCACCTACATCACACGAAAGGGTGAGAGTATGGGAGATTATATGGTAATTGGTATTGATGGAGGAGGTAATGAAGTTAAAGCTGTTGGGCCTATTGGGGTTCTAAAATTCCTTTCAGCAATTGGGGAATATAGAGAGCGTAAACTTACTGATCGACTAGGAGAATGCGATATTGAATTTGCTTATAAAGGGAAAAGAGGATTTGCTGGAAGTTTAGCATTAGAAAGTGAATCAGGTGGTAATATCAGAGGCGACACAAAAGCTAATTCTGACACACTAATCCGAGTTCTGATAGCCATACACCAATACACGGACCAAAAAAACTTAAAGATAATTGTAGGTCAACCAATTTCTAAGCACGTTGAATCTGAAAAAAAAATTATACGCAACATGCTAGAAGGGGAACACTCAATAACAGTAAATGGGTTAGAAAAAACTTTTATTATTCATAAATGTGAAGTGGCTGCAGAGGGAGCAAGTGCATTTTTCAATATTATGAAACATGGTCAATTAAGAATGATTGATATTGGAAGTGGAACTGTAAACTTAGCTTCAATGAATAATAAGAAGTTTTCGGACTTAAATTCTTGGACTATTTACGGAGGTTTTTCAGATGGTAATGAAGATATTTCACCAACAAATCCAGTAGATTTAGCAAGAAAAATTGCAGTTAATGCTTTAACCAAATGGAGAAAAGATGATGAAGTTTATGTTATAGGAGGTGCAGCTGAAAAAGTTATACCATATTTAACAGAATATTTCCCAAGAGCTCAATTAATAAAACCAATTGTAAATGTTAGAGGGCAATTAATTGAGCTTCCACCAATATTTGCTAATGCTGCAGGATTCTACGAAGTAGGGAAGAGAGTCTATGGCAAATGAATTTAAACGTAAAAATGTTTGTTTTAATATCAGCGATCCAGACGAAAAGAAACTTTATGATCATGCACTAAATAGAAAAAACTTTTCTAGGTATATCAAATCATTAATTCAAAAAGATGTGACACCAATTTCATCACATCCATTCATTAATCAGTCTTCTATTGTAAATACTCCACAAGATGATGGCGATGAGGATTTTGCAAATCAACTTATTTAATATCCTAAAAAATCCCCTATCGCTTTTAAAACAGCAACCGCAGATCCACCAATCACCATACCCCAACCTAATTTTGTGATAATTGCTGACATAGTATCACTCCTTTATTTTAGTTTAAACAGAAAGGAGAGAGAAAACCGTGGAAATAATTAGTAAGATTCAAAAAGGAATACATGATGGAATATTTTGGGCTGCTGATAAAGTCGGCCATTTTATTGGCGATAATTTTCTACATCAAGCGACTAAGCACGGAACAACTTATGCAATTGTTAAAGCTGCTCCTATGGTGGTAATGGGAATGAAGGTCAGTTTAATTATTATTGCTGTTGGATTCATTCTTATATGTATTGGAATGCCTAAAACAGCATTAAAATGTATCGGTATTGGTGCTACATCTTACATTTTATTTTCATTAGTCTAGGAGGGAGAATGATGGCAAAGATTGAGTATATAAAATTTAAAGCCTTTATGGACGATTCCTGGAAACAACCTAAAGAGAAAAATAATTATTATTTACCATTAATAGGTGGAAGTCTTTCGTTAGGAACTTCTTTAAATTTAATAGTTAATCGAATTGTTTCTGCAACAACAAGCCAAAGTGTTCCGGTTAATGGAGCAATACAAGATAAAGTTGCACATGCCTTTGATCCGTTATTTGAGTTCATAGCAGGAATTGCATATCCTGTTTGTTTTCTATCAATTAGCGCAGGCTGTGTTTTAATTATGATGGGCCAAAAACACAAAGGATTAAATCTAATTAGATGGGCATGTATCGGATTTGTCGGCTTACAATTTGCACCTGGACTAATGAGCATCTTAATGGAAGTTGGGAGAGCAATTAAGGGGGTTTAATTATGAAACACTTTCAGCTTATTCCAGATAGTAAGCTGAGTAATGATAAAGTTGAACACCTTACTCAAGCACTCAACCAATACAAAACACCATACCAACGATACAAAGATAAAGAAAACAACTTCTTCTCATACGAAATACTCTTACAAAAACCTAATCCTTCCTTTTATCTTACAACAAATAACGGAATGGCAGATCTATCCGAAAAATCTCTACTTTCCACTTTTCCAAATATCACACTGAAAGAAGGTGATGATCCACTAAAAAACTTTAAACCTACAGCAATTAAAAGTATGCAGTACAAAAATCATTATTTCCTCTCGTTAAAAGCTGATAGACGTACTGATTGGTTAGTCTATTTACTAGAAACACTAAACTTAATGAAAGAGAATGAAAAATGTTTAGTTCAAATATTAGCAATACCTTTGCATTACGATTGGTCTGTTGGTGTACAAGAAGGATATGAAGGATTTAAAAAAGGGGAATTACCTTATAAAATTCGATTCAATAAGAAGGATCTCGGTAATTTAGCGATAAAAGGAGTAGCCAGTATAATTTTAGGAGCTCATAATACCTTTACTGAATTAATGGGATTTGAACCTGAAAAATACGATCTATTTGCTAGTGAAAGAGCAATGTTATTAAAAGATGGTCAATTGCGTCCAGAAACCCTTCAAAAAGCAAAATATACAGGTTTTAACGTGAATATAAACTTATGTGTAGATTGCAAAGAAAAACGTACTGAAACATTAATGAGAGCGTTAGAAACAGCTTTTAATTCTTTTGATGGAGATAACAAACTTGAAAGTGTAAATCGTAATACAAAAAACTATGAAAATATGATAAGAAGAAAATCAAGATTTAATAATTCAAATTACATGAGCAGTTATGAAGTATCAAGGTTATGTTTATTACCAGGATCTACATTACAAGAAAAATACGGAATTGAAAGAATCGAAATATCACAAACAATCATACCTAAATTCTTAACCAAAGACGGTATGCTTCTAGGCACGAACCTTTATAAAGGGCAAGAAACAAATATTTATATGCCAATTAAAAACCATGATGAACTATGCTTACCTTATTGCGCAATTGGAGGGATGGGGCAAGGTAAAACAAAAGGATATGGAGCAAACAAGTTAGTTCAAGCAGTAAAAAATGGGTTTGGAGCGTTACTGATTGATCCGGCCAAAAAAGAAGTATCTGAATTAATCTCAAAGGTATTAAAACCAGAAGAATATGAAATCATTAATATTTCAAAAATGAAACCTAGCTTTGATTGGTGTGAAGCAAAATATAACCAATACGGAAAAGGATTATTAGCTGATACAGTTCTTTCATTCTTTGAAGATAGCCTTGAAGATAACGTGCAAACTGAGAGATATTTGAGATCCTTTGTTATCGGTATGAAGACAACTAAAATGAGTGAATTATTTAGTATTATGGAAGATGAAGAGTATTTACAATCAGCCATTGATAGCTTACCAGATGGTATTCATAAAAATACACTCATTCAGTATCAAGAAGAAAGCGACAAAATGAGAATGAAACTAATCAAGCCGATCTACAATCGATTAGATATGATTATGGGCGATCCGTTCCTTATGGATTGTTTTACGAGTAATAATGAACTTGATTTTGTTGAAATCCTCAGTCAAAAGAAAGCTTTCGTATTTGATGTTAGCAAACTGGATGGATTAACACCAAAGCAAATTAATCTAATCGGAAACTTATTAATGACGAAAATTAATTTGGCTATGCAAATGCGAAAAGAAGAACACCAACATCCATTCTTTGTGATCGTTGACGAACCACATCAATTTAATAGAAGTGCAAAGTTATGGGAGAGTATGGCAGTAGAGAGCAGAAAATGGAGAGTCAGCTTCACTTGGTTATTTCATTACTGGGAGCAGTTGCCAAGGCAAGCTAGATTATCTATTAAAAATGCGTTACCTCATTATCATCTGTATCCGACTTCAAAAGATACATGGAAAGCCTTTTTAGAAGAAGTAGCACCTTTTACTTTAGAAGAGTGTATGAAACTAAAACGATGGCACGCAATCAATATTTTGCGAACTGGAGGCGAAAGCACAGTTCCTTTTATGGCATATATGTCAGCTCCACCAAGCAAGGAGGGTGCTAATGTGGTATAAAAATAAACCTCCTCACAATTTCAATGTAGATTTTATACGAAACACCTATATACGGATAATTAACTTAGAGTTAAAACAAGGAGATATGTTGGAAGTAACTTACTCAAATTACAATGGATTAAATACCAAAACAGTTATAGGTTTTTTTGTAAAATTCATTCCAGGTAAACTCGTTTTGAAAACACAAGAGGAAAAACTAAAGATAGACATTATTTGTATAGATGATGTGCTTATTTTAGAAAGAATAAACAATTTTATTTAATTAGGAGGTCTATTATGGATATTAGAACAAAGTATTTAACTCTTATCAACTTAAAACCACAAAAAGGCGATTTGCTAAAAATGACATTAACTAACTTTGGTGATCTAGAAACAATTGAAGGTCGTTTTGTTAGATTTATTAATGGGTATACAGTTTTAAAAACTAAGAGTGGTCATGTGAAAGTCAATGTAAGTAAATTGGATGATGTAGAAATTTTAGAAAGATGTGGAGAGTTAACTCTAATTAAATAATTCTCTGTGGGATAGGTAAATATAGCCTATCTCTTTTTTTATTTTCCTAATTAAACAGACTGCTAGTATAATATTGTATAAGGAGGGAATACAATGTCTAACTATGCAGTTTATGTACGTGTATCAACTGAAAAAGATGAACAAGTGACATCAGTAGAAAACCAAGTTGACATTTGCCGACTTTGGCTAGAACGTAATGGTTATGAGTGGGACGATAGTACAGTCCATTATGATGAGGCAATAACTGGTACAGCGTTTTTAGAACGTGAGGCTATGCAAGTATTATTATCAAAAGCAAAGAAAAAACTTATAGATTTAGTTGTATTCAAGTCAATTCATCGTTTAGCGAGGGACTTGAAAGACGCATTAGAAATAAAAGAGGTATTTATAGCTCATGGAGTTCGCCTTGTAACAATCGAGGAAGGTTACGACTCTTTATACGAAGGTAAGAATGATATGAAATTTGAGATGTTCGCAATGTTTGCAGCTCAATATCCAAAAACTTTATCAGTATCCATTTCTAGTGCTATTGCTGCAAAAGTGCGAAGAGGTGAACATCGAGGATCTAAAGCTCCGTTTGGATATAGAGTAGACGAATATAAAAAATTAGTTCCAGATGAAAAAGAAGCACCTATTGTCAGAATGATTTTTGATTGGTATACAAATGGAATCGGACTTAAAAATATATCTAATCGTCTAAATGAAGAAGGTTACACAACTCGTTCTGGTGGTAAATGGCAATATGTTTCAGTTAACACCATGATTAAAAATCCTATCTATAAAGGTACTGTTATTCTCGGTAGATATACAAAAGTTAAATTCGGTGGTCGGAAAAAGCAAATTCAAAACCCTCCTGAAAAATGGAGAATATTCGAGAATCAACATCGTGCAATTGTACCTATTGAGGTTTGGGAAGAAGCGAATGGAAAAGAAATTCCTAAACGTACAAAATGGTCACTAGTTAATGAGTTTAGAGGTGGCATTGCTGTTTGTGGGAAGTGTGGATGTAATATGATTACGACAGCTTCCTGGAGGAAGAAAGAAGATGGCACCAAAACAGAATGGAGATATATGAAGTGTAGTGCTTACAGAAGGGGCGGAGTACATCTTTGTGAAAACCATATACCTATAAGATACGAGGATTTCAGAGAACTTGTAATTAATCAATTATTATTAGAAGGAAAAGAAATCAATTTTAATATTGAAAACAAGTTAGAGCAAAAAGGTGTAAAACAATTAGAATCATCAAAGAGACAATTAGAGCAAATACAAACTAAAAAAGAATCATTAGTTGATTTATATTTAGACCAACTTATCAGTAAAGAAGAATTTCAAAAGAGAAAAAATGATTTTGAATTAAAAAAAATTGAATTAGAAAAACAGATTTCTTCATTAAATACAACAAAATTTACTCAAATACAAATTGAGACAGTAAAGAAAGCGTTCGAGGAATTGGAGAAGAAAGATAACGATCTTTACCGAGTGTTTAAAACCTTGATTAAAAAACTAACTGTACATCATGATGGCGAAGTTAACTTTGAATATACATTTGATAACAAATAGAATGCTATTTTAATTGTTTGCGATAGTTATATATTTCATTTGAAGTGCATAACTATCGCAAACAAATCATCGTTTAGATAAATATCGAGCAAATTCAATAAGATGTTCCCAAAAATTATTAATTCGTTCATGGGGCAGATCGTTGAGTACTTCTTTAAATTCAAGAGGGAGGATGAAATTCTCTGTTACTCCAAACAAGATAAAATCTGTTGAAGTCTTATATAATTTAGCTAATTTAATAATTATAAATACATCTGGTGGAGCATTGTTGTTCTCATAACCAGCATATGTACTTCGCGTGACACCTGTTAGTTCGGCCACGTCTTTTTGTGAGTACTTATGCTCGATTCTGAGTTGTCTTAACCTTTCACCTAGCACATTATCACTCATTTCTACTCAGTAACGATAGGTTTCCCGTTTTTTTATAATTTAATTATAATTGGAAAATATTGACATAAAAATATTTTGTCGCTAATTGTTGTAAATTTAGTCTTTATTTGTCGGAAAATTATACATATAATTAAAAGCGAATAGTAATTTTGTAAGAATACTCTTAATTTATTTAATAGTATATAAGTACTATAAGAAAAAAACTAGAACACACGTTCCTGAAAAATGTTATAATTAATTTACAATTTATCTAACAGGGGTTGAGATTATGAAAACAGTTGAGTCGAAAGCATTAGCATTAATCAAATTATTAAAAGAAAAAGGATTCGACAGCAAAAAAGTAATTGACGAATTATTCGAAATAATTCAGATTGAAAAAAATAACCCCCTTAATCTCTAAAGGGGGCTCTACATTTCTTCTAGTGTTTTAGTTAATTTCTCTATTTTCTTCATTAAAAATTCTTTTTCATCTTCATCCAATTTATTATATCTCTCAATAAAATCTTTTAGTTCTCTTGAAAGTTCATTATCTTTAGTTGTATCTTCTTCTCCACGCAATAAATAATCCGTAGTAACATTGAATATTTCTGCAATTAGTACGATAGTTTCTGGGCTTGGTTGACGTTGATCGTGCTCATATGCTGAAACTGTACTTTTACTTAAATTTAAAATTTCCCCTAATTTAGTTTGATCCATATTACGACTTTCTCTTAATCGAGACAAACGTTTACCAAATGTCATATTAATCACCTTTATTAATTAGTATTACCTTCTGAAATAAGATATATTTACTATAATTTTCACATAAAATTCACGGATATGAAATTGTTTTGTATCAATTTCCACAAAAAGTATAAAAATGTATTGACTTTCCACTTATGGTGGATATAATAAAAGTATAAAGCCACTGTAAGTGGAGTGAGAGGGGTGTAAAATTGAAGAATGAAGTATTAATTTCCTTGCGTGGCTCTCGTACTCAAAAGGAAATTGCGGAAGCATTAAACATATCTATACAAATGTATAACGCAGTAGAGAACGGTAAACGATTTCCAGGTAAAGACTTATTAAAAAGATTGAGTGAATTTTACGGTAAGTCAATTGAGGAAATATTTTTTTCTAAGTGATTCCACTTTAAGTGGAAATTATGTTTACTATTCCTGCATATGATTTAACAAAGAGGTGATATTTAATGGTTCTTCGTGTAGGAACGGTAACATATGGCACCAAGAAAAAAGAAGAAGCATTTAAAGAAGCATTCGAACCGTACTTTACTGAAATGTACGAATTAGAACAAATAAAAAATGAAAATAGTGAGGAAGAGGAATGAACGAACTAATCACTACAAAACAAAATGATCAAGGTGAAATCATTATTAGTGGCCGTGAGTTGCACGAGTTTTTAGGAGTGAAAACTTTATATAAAGATTGGTTTCCTAGAATGGTTGATTATGGATTTACTGAAAAAGTAGATTTTATAGCTACTGCTCAAAAAAGAGCAACAGCTCAAGGTAACATGACAACGTTTATTGATCACTACATAAAACTAGACATGGCAAAAGAAATAGCAATGATCCAACGTACTGAAAAAGGAAAACAAGCAAGACAATATTTCCTTCAAATCGAAAAAATGTGGAACAGTCCAGAAATGATTATCAAAAGAGCGATGGAGTTTCAACAACAAAAAATCATTAAACTTGAAAGTCAGATTGAACAAGATAAGCAATACACAAATTTCGGCAAAGTCGTAGCAATCAGTGATGGTTCTATAAACATTGGAGCATTTGCTAAGTTAATTTTTGACAAACATGGAATTAACATCGGTCGCAATAAATTAATGGAATGGCTAAGAGATAAAGGGTACTTAATCAAAACGGGCAGAGAGAAAAACTTCCCTAAGCAACAATTCGTTGAGCAAGGACTATTCGAACTATTACCAACAATTGTTAAAAGGACCGAGGGTGACATTCAAAGTGGAACAACAATGATAACTGGCAAAGGTCAGGTTAAGTTAATTGATGTGTTACTTAAGGAATTTAAAGTGGAGGTTGCTCGATGAGAATACCTTCAAAAGCAGTTGCTGCAGTAAATGAATTACAAGTGTATTTAAGAAATCGCGGGATCGTTTTATCGAAAGAACAAACATTTAAAAAGTTAGTTGAATTCAATATGATGGACAGATTTGGAAATCCGACTCAGTTCGCAATTGAAAATGAACTTTTCGAATAAAAAAGGATATAAGGGAGACAAAAACATGAAAATTGGAACAAAAGTGAAAATGATTAATTGTTACGAAGCAAGAAAAAACCCTAATAAAGTTTGGACTACAAGAAGTGAGCCATGGGAATTAGGTCATGGACAAAAGGTTGTTTTGCTTGAAGGTAAGACAGGTGGATTTTCTGTCGATTGCTTGGAAGAAGTAAAAGAATAGTGTCACAGTACTGTTAAAAAATAAAAAAGGAGAGAAAACAATGCTTCCATATATGTTAATCGTATTTGCATACGGATTAGCAACTGGTATCGGCATAACATTAGTTTTCTCATCAAAGTCAGTCAGACGAGGTTTTTGTAAGTTATTCATTACTGGGGAGGAAGAAGAGTGAGAACATTATCAGATTATTCAACTAAAGACTTACATGAGGAATTAGCAAAAAGAGAAGGTGTAACAGAACTACTTTTTGGAAATGAAAATGAAATTAAAATCACCGATAAATGCGGAATAGTTAAGCGAGTAGAAGGTCCAGTAAGTGTCCTGATAAATATAGATTAAAGGGGAAGATGGAATGCCTTACTACCAAGCAGAAGTTGAAAGCTTAGAAGATAAGGTCCAAGAAGTAGAAAACAAACTAGAAGATTTTTACTCACAAGCTGAAAATGCTATGGAATGTTTAAATGAAGCAGATTCAGAAGAAGCAATGCGAATCTTGGCGAAAGCCTTAAAGGAGTATCGATGATGAATTACGAGGAATTACCAATTCTAGTTAAAAATGAATTTTATGATTTCTTGGCAGATGATGCAGTAATCAAAAGCAATATATTGTTTAAAAAATCGAATAGCGTTACAGCCTACGAAATTGTTAGTTCGATTGGATTTTGCCATTTAATTCATTTTAAAGATGAGAACAAAGTAAACATCATTACTAAATTCAAACCAGACTTTGTTGTTCATGAAATGATACACCATCAAGGGTTAAAAATAGCAATTTTAAATGAACTTAGTGCAAGGTTCATTGCAGAAGAAATTCCTTTATGTAAATAAAAATGCCTCCTGTTAGCAGCAGGAGACAAAGGCATTACAAAACATTATACGGTTAGTTTACCCCAATATAAAAATTTCATCAATAGGAGGAAAATCATGAAACAAATTACTTTAGATAAATTAATATTGAAAAATTTCAAAGGTGTTAAATCATTCGCTTTAGATGCATCATGCAGAAATGTGAAGGTGTTCGGTGATAACGCTACTGGCAAAACAACTTTGTTCGATTCTTTCATTTACCTTTTGTTTGATAAAGACAGCCAAAACAAAAAGGATTTTCAAATTAAAACAGTTTCTCCATCTGGAAAAGTGATTCATGGATTAGAGCATGAAGTAGAAGGTGTCTTTAGTTTAGATGGTCGTAAATTATCCCTTAAAAAGGTCTTTACTGAAAAATGGACTAAACAACGTGGTTCTGCTGAAAAACAATTCACTGGACACGAAACTAAGTATTTCATTGATGATGTTCCATGCAAGAAAAAAGAGTACACAGATAAAGTCGCTGAAATCGTAGATGAAGATATTTTCAAATTACTTACTAATCCAAGTTACTTTAATGAACAGCTGCATTGGGAAAAAAGAAGAAGTATCTTACTTGAAATATGTGGTGATGTTTCAACAGAAGAGGTTATTGCTTCTAATCAAAATCTTTCAAGGCTACCAGGAATATTAAATGGTCGAAGTATTGAAGATCACCGTAAGGTTATTAATTCAAGACGTTCTCTTATTAATAAAGAACTTGATAAAATACCGGTTCGTATTGATGAAATTAACCGTAACTTACCAGATACAAATGGACTTGATGAAAAAACATTAAACACTGAAATAGGGTTTATACAATCTCAAATGAACGAAAAAAACGAACAAATCAGTCGCATTAACTCAGGTGGCGAAGTAGCTGAAAAACAAAAGAAATTACGCGAGTTAGAAGGCGATTTAATTCAAATCAAAAACCAACATCAAATGAAATCTGATGAATTATTAAGCGCTAAGAAAACTGAATATTATCAAAAGAAAAATGAGTTAGATAGTTTGAAAAATGATTTCACTTCTAAGACACGTGAAATAGATTCATTAAAACAAGGTATTGCTCGATTAACTAACATCGCTGATCGATTAAGAACAGAGTGGCATGAAAAGAACAATAAAACATTTGAATTTACTGGAGAAGAAAGCTGTCCTAGCTGTGGTCAATCATTACCTGCAGAAAAAGTAGAAGCAGCAAAAGAAAAAGCGTTGGCTGACTTTAATTTGAAAAAATCAAACCAACTTGAAGAAATTGCTAGTCAAGGTAAAAGAGAAAAATCAGTAATCGATGAATACAATCACCAAATCACCAAACTAACGGAAGAATCAAATTTAATCAATGAAAATAGCAAACATAAACAATCAGAATTCGAAAATCTTCTTGCTGATATTGAACAAACAAAAACTGGTATTTCAAATGTTGAAACAGAACCAGAGTACATTGACAAACAAAAAGAAATAGCTGGCATCAAACAAGATATTCACACGTTACAAACATCTGTTGAAACTTCTATTAGTTCAATCAGAAGTGAAATTGCAAAATTACAATCAGACTTACAGTCATTAAACAGCCAGTTAGGAACTATTGATCAAGTTGAAAAAGCGAAAACACGTATCGCTGAACTAGAAGTAGAAGAAAGAGAACTGTCTGCTGAATATGAAAAATTAGAAGGTGAGTTATTCCTTACAGAAGAGTTTATCAGAAACAAAGTGCAGCTATTGGAACAGAAGATTAACAATCGATTTAAACATGCTCACTTTAAATTATTCTCAGAACAAATCAATGGAGGGCTTACTGAAACATGCGAAACGTTGTTCCAAGGAGTTTCTTACAGTTCTGGATTGAATAACGCAGCAAAAATAAATGTCGGTTTGGATATTATCAATACTTTATCTGATCACTACGGTTTTCTTGCTCCGATATGGATTGATAATTCAGAAGCTGTCACTAAATTGATTGATACAAAATCACAAATCATCACGCTAGTTGTTAGTGAACCAGATAAGCAATTAAGAGTTGAACAAATAGATGATTCATTAATAACAGTCGATTGTGAGGTAATTGTATGAATGAAATCGTAACAGTTAAAGTTGTCACTGGTTATAACTCCGATGGAGCTAGTCGTGAAAAGTTATATATCAATGATGAAGAACATATTAGCACTTACCCACTTTATGAATGTCCAGAAGATGCAACTCTGGAACGTGATATTGTAGGTGCTTCTAGATTCGCAAGCCTTTTAGAAAACTTTTTAAAAGAGCACAAAGGAAAGAAAGTCAAATTTGTTTATGAGAACGAGGAGGAAGAAGAATGAGCAATCAATTAGCTTTAGTTAAAAAAGATACGGTGGATGTAGTAGCTGCCAAGGTTAAAGAGTTTCAAGAAAATGGGGAGATTCATTTCCCTACTAACTATAGTCCAGAGAATGCAATGAAAAGTGCTTGGTTAATCCTACAAGGTATTAAAACAGGTAAGAATAACGGATACAAACCTGCTTTAGAAGTTTGTACGAAAGATAGTATTGCAAATAGCTTACTAGATATGGTGGTTCAAGGTTTAAATCCTGCAAAAAAACAAGGGTACTTTATCGTTTACGGTAGTCAGTTAACCTTCCAACGATCCTATTTCGGAACAATGGCAGTCACTAAGAGAGTATCTGGCGCAAAGAGTATCGATGCTGCGGTTATCTATGAAGGCGATGAAGTTGATTATGAAATGATTAACGGAAAAATTACTAATTTAACTCACAAACAAAAGTTTGGAAACATCAATAAAGATAAGATTCTAGGTTCTTATTGCACAATCATTTTAGAAGATAACTCAATTTATACAGAATTGATGACAATTGATGAACTTAGAAAGGCATGGAGCAAAGCTCAATTTTGGGATAAAGAAAAAGAAGTAGAACAAAAAGGCACTACGCACGAAGAGTTCAGACAGGAAATGGCAAAGAAAACAGTTATTAATCGGGCATGTAAAAAATTCCTAAATAGTAGTGATGATGGAAGCCTAGTGTTCGATCATATCAATCGTCAAGATGACGTTACAGCTGAGGCTCAATTAGCAGAAGAGGTTGGGGAAAATGCCAACAAAGAAATTATAGATGTTGAGTTTCAAGTAAACGAAGAAAACATAGATCAATCTCAAGATGCAGAAATCATCGAGGATACTCAACCAAAACAACCAGAAGTAGTCGATGTAGGTGGTCCAGGGTTTTGATTGAGATAACAGCCTTAGCTTCTAGTAGTAAAGGGAATTGCTATCACATTACTGATGGCAAGACTCCTTTGCTCATAGAAGCAGGGATTAAATTCAAAGATATTCAACGGAAGCTTAACTTTCAAACTTCAAACATAGCAGGTTGCTTAGTAAGTCACGAGCATGGAGATCACAGTAAGTCAGTTAATGAAGTAATGAGAGCCGGAATAACTTGTTACATGTCAAAAGGGACAGCAGATGCAATTAAAGCAACTGGTCATCGTGTGAAACACATTCAATCAAAGAAGCAATTCAACATGGGCACATGGACCATATTACCTTTCGACATAATGCACGATGTTTCTGAACCTTTAGGATTCTTACTAACAAATGATGCAGGAGATAAACTCCTTTTTGCTACAGATACTTATTACATTAAATACCAGTTTAAAGGCCTTACACATATCATGGTCGAGACTAATTATTCATTAGAAATACTCAACGAAAACATCAGAAACGGAATCGTCCCGCCATCAATGAAAAATCGGTTACTTAGATCACATTTCAACTTAGAAAACGTAAAAGACTTTTTTAGAGCAAATGATTTAAGTAAGGTGCAAGAAATATGGTTACTACATCTCAGTGACAACAATAGTAACGCTGACTTGTTTAAAAGAGAAATAACAGAGCTTACTGGAAAGTTAGTTTATGTTCCATAGAATTAAAAGTCTTATTAATTAGGAGGTACCAAATGGATAACTTTCAAAAAGTAGCTGAATTAATGATGTTGGCAACTCTAATCAATGAGAAAACGGAATATTGCACAATGGTTGATTTCTCAGGTCATGTTAATAGTGTCCGTTTTAGAGTAAGAAAAAGCAAAGAAAATTATAAAGAACAAATTTTCAATTCGGATTTTTATGTAGATAGATTAACAGAAGAACGTTACCAACAAATAAAAGACAAATTCATCGAGATATTGAAAACAAAAGAAATCGATTTATCTGATTTAGATAAGCGAGAAGTAGTTTCGTATGAATACTATCTATGAGCTCCTTAAATGGGGCTCTGATAGGGCGCATAATGTAAGGTCAATCAACAGCTTAATTATCAATTTAACTGGTGCAATCTTAATAATCTTAGTTACTTATGAAATGCTGACTAAAAAGCAGAAAAAGAGAACGGCATGGATCTATTATTTGGTTATTTATTATGTGATGTGTACGATTTTGCGAGTTTAATTCAGATGAACTAAGGGAGTGTTTGATAAATGAATTCTAGCCACAGAAGGGTAAATGAAGAAGTTAAAAAGATTTTATCAAAAAATCTAAATAAGGAAAGTGCTTTTGATGGGACTGTATTAGAGGGAAGCGAAAGAAGATATACCATATTAAATATGAAAGATATACAGAAGTACGGAACAACTGAGCAAGTTGAAAATATGTTCGAAGCGATTGACGATGTGCAAACAAGTATCCATTTCGGCAGAGAGAAAGACGGTAAAAAGCCTTATAACAGTTACATCATTATAAACGTTGATGAACCGTACATTGATGAAATCATCGATGTAATGAAACGTAACGGACACTGGTGAACAGTTGGTAAAAACTATGCAACAACATGAGGTGATAGAATGACTTATCAAAAACCTATTTGTGATTGTGGAGAAGAATTAGTTTTACAAGTAAATGCAGTAGTAGAAGTTGAGTACAAAATAAATAAAGATGGCAGACTTTCTAAGAAAAGAAAACAAAATAGTGGTTTACAAGAGCAAGGTTGGGGATGGTTGTACTGTTATAAATGTGGCAACCATTATGATTACAATTACTCTTTTAGAGGTGAAGAAGCGTTTAAATTTAAACGAGAAGAATTAATATAGTGTGACACATTACGGTAATGGAACACTGATAAATGAAGTAACAGAGAGGAATGGTTAATATGAGAGAAAATCTACAAAACAGAATTGCTCATGAAAATAAAACAAAACGAGTAGATGTAATAAGAGCTTTAATCGGTATAGATGGTAATTTAACTATGACTGATACTGAGGGTTGCAAAGACGGAAGTGTAATACTACATGGTTATAAAAGAAATTTTCAAGATGTTGAACCAGTTAAATATTTTATTGGTACAGATGAAATTGAGTTACTTTTAAACGCTAAAAATTTCAATGAGATATACGAGATTTATAAAGAAATTGGATATTTCCAAGAAACATAATGTGTCGCAGTTCGGTCATTATACGACACTAGCTCCATAATCGGAGCTCCTTTTCAAAACCTATATCGGACAAGCAGGTGATGAATTTGTTTGAATTTCCAGTCCAACGAAAAAGTAAGATTGAGCTAGTCAGAGCAGTTCAGGACTTAGAAAAACGAGGATATGAGTGCATTTGTCCAATTCAACCAGAGAGCACTTTACATAAAATATGGACTTACAAAGAAAAAGGCCTTAAACAAACCGATAAACGAGCATACAACCGATTCGGTGAAGTTAGCGAAAATACTATATACAAAACAAAAATGCGCAAAGTTGAGGTAAATAAATGAGCGGAATGAGTGAAAGTACTTTTACCTACATTAACGAACGTCTTCACTTGTTAGATATTGATTTAGAAAATGGAGTTATTTTAAATAGAAATGTAAAAAATTCTTTTGCTGGTAGTGGTTATCCTAGTGCCAGGTTAAAAGGAAAAACAGTATATCAACATCAAATTTTCGCAGTAAAGCGTTGGGGAAATAAATGCATAGGGATGACTGTAAATCACATAAACGAAATAAAAACGGACAATAGTTATGAAAATCTCGAATTAGTACCTCTGACAATAAATTTAAAAGCACGAACAAAAGGTGGTACACCTAAAAAACCAATCATAGCTAATAATTTAGATACAGGAGAAGTATTTATTTTTAATTCTCAATCTGAAGCAGCGAATAGATTAGGGTTTAGTAAAAGCAGAATTAGTCAAATTTTAAGTGGAGTAAATAAGCACGCAGGAAAATACTTATTAAAAAGAATTGATTGAAGAGTATTGCTAGGGTGGTGGATTGATGGAACGGTCGTTTAAAGGTATTTGGATTCCTAAAGAGATTTGGTTATCTGATGATTTAGGGTGGACAGAAAAATTCTTATTAGCTGAAATAGATAGTTTATCCCAAAGTAACGAATGCTTTGCAACGAATGAACATTTCGCAAAGTTCTTTAATATAAGCAAGGATCGTGTTTCTAAAATCATATCGAGCTTATCACATAAAGGATATGCAGAAGTGAGCTTAATTTATAAAGAAGGTACAAAACAAGTTGAAAAACGCATTATCACAACTAGAGGGTATAGGCGAAAACAACTAGAGGGTATAGGTGAAAACAACTACACCCCTATAGGCGAAAACACCGAGGATAATAATACAGTTATTAACAATACAATTACCAATACAAAAAAAGATAATGCTCATTTACATTCGCAATTTGAATCATTCTGGTCAGAGTACCCAAGAAAAGTAGATAAGAAGAAAGCTAGTACATCATTTCTACGAGCATTAAAGAAACATAGTTTAGAAGAGATCGTAAACGGTACAAAACGATATGCAGCATTAATCAAGCATGAAGGTACAGAAGTTAAATTCATTAAACATGCTAGTACATTTCTAAACAATGAGTGTTATTTAGAAGGTCATGAAATAACTAAAAAAGGTGGGAATCGAAATGGAGGGGCTGACAAGTACAATTACCCAACTGATGAATACATCGGCTTGTGATGAAAACCAAGAAGGAAAGACTTGTGAGCATTGCGGTACATTCATTCCTAAAATGAAAGTAGAAATTCCTCTTTTAAATATTGATAATTGGGTGCAGCCAGTTTGTAAATGCGTTAATGAAATAGAAAGAGAGCGTATTAGACAAGCTGAAACACATCATCAACGAATGGAAATTAAAAAGTTATTTTCTATTAGTAGTTTAGGAGAAAAGTTCGCAGAGTCAACATTACATACTTACAACGTGAGAGAAGGCTCAGAACAAGCGTTTAATGCTACTAAAAAGTACATCGAAGAATATCCAAACTGGAAACAAGATTGCTTATTGATTTGGGGAACATACGGAAACGGAAAGTCACATCTTGCTGCAGCTGTAACTAATGCTTTAGAAAGCAAAGGATATTCAGTTGTTTTCCAAAGTGTACCAGAGTTATTGAGACGGATAAAGGGTACATTCAATAAAGATAATAAAGAATCAGAACAACAGATTATGAAAGCATTGTTAGAATGTGACTTACTCGTTCTTGATGATATAGGAGCCGAGAAATTAAGTGATTGGGTGCAAGAAGTTATGTTCAATATCATTGATGGTCGTTATCGAAAAGGACTACCAATCTTTTATACTTCTAATCTTAAACCATTGGAATTGTCAAATCAGATTGGGCCTCGTTCATATGATCGTTTAGTTGAAACAAGTTTAACAGTTGAGAACAAAGCGACTTCTTTCCGACGAGAAATCGCTAAGGGTAGATTGAAAAAGTATCTGGAAGAAAATCAATCTTAATAAAGTGTATGGGACAAGCTTTAAAAGTATGACAAGGTAAAATAAAAAATTTATATATAGCCAAAATGAGGTGAATCACTAATGCAGCTAGACCTATTCAGAGAAATCATAGTAGATAATTTCGCGGGCGGTGGCGGAGCTTCAACTGGTATAGAAATGGCAACTGGGCTATCAGTAGATATTGCAATTAATCATGATCCTGATGCCATCGCTATGCACAAAGTAAATCACCCGGATACAGAACATTATTGTGAATCAGTTTGGGATGTAGATCCTGTTAAAGCAGTTAAGGGGAGAAAAGTCGGTTTAGCTTGGTTCAGCCCAGACTGTAAACATTTTAGTAAAGCAAAAGGTGGAAAGCCTGTTGAAAAGAAAATAAGAGGTCTTGCTTGGATAGCTGTTAAATGGGCAATTGCTGTTAAGCCAAGAGTAATCATGCTTGAGAATGTTGAGGAATTTAAAACATGGGGACCATTAACGGAAGATGGGTATCCAGATGATAATCAAAAAGGAAAAACGTTTCAATCATTCGTTAAAGCATTAGAATCACTTGGATATGAAGTTCAATTCAAAGAGTTACGAGCATGTGATTATGGGGCTCCGACGATAAGAAAAAGATTTTTCATGGTTGCTCGTTGTGACGGTAGACAGATTGTGTGGCCAAAACCTACGCATGGAGATCCTAACAGCTTAGAAGTTCAAGCAGGCAAGTTACTTCCTTGGAAAACATCGAGCGAAATAATTGATTGGAGCATAGAAACACCTTCTATATTTAATCGTAAAAAGGATCTATCACCTAACACGCTCAGAAGAATCAATAAAGGGATTGAAAAGTTCGTCATAAATAATCCAACGCCTTTTATTATCCCTGGACAAGAAAAAGCAGCGTTTTTAACCAGTTATTATACTGAAACATCTTCTAATGAAGTTAGAGGACTATCGCTTGATTCACCTCTTCATACGATAACTGCAGGAGGAAATAGGTTTGCTTTAGTAACAGCATTTCTAACTAAATACTATGGTCAAGGATTTGGACAAAGTGTTGATGAACCGTTACACACCATTACAACTAAGGATAGGTTTGGTTTAGTTACCGTAAAGAGCCAAAATTACAAAATAATAGATATTGGTTTAAGGATGCTACAACCAGAAGAATTATTCGTAGGTCAAGGATTCCCTCCGAATTACATTATAGATCGTGATTACAACGGAAAAATGTATCCAAAATCAAAACAAATAGCTAGATGTGGAAATGCAGTTCCACCACCATTTGCAGATGCACTTGTAAGAGCTAATCTTCCAGAAATGTGTGTAGAAGAATCTAAGTTTAAGAGAAACATAGTTACTGCTTAGGAGGTAATTAGGTGGATGAACGGAAACGGAAGAGAGCGGTTCGGATAAAAATACATGACACAATCGAAAAACACTGTATACATTGCCAATATCAAAAGGGAATGACTCTAAAACCACACAAATTAAGGTCGGAATATTGCGAAAAGTGTAATGTGTATATAGAAATTAGGCAATTAGGAGATTTAATCGTACCGCCATACAAAATCCAAAAAGGGGAGAAGAAAATGGCTAAAGGCAAAACTGGGGAATCAGAAAAATCAACTGAACCAACTATCACTCTAGCAGAATTACAAGAAGCAAATATGAAATTAAATGAGGTTCTTTTTGAGAATCATAACTTGGTAGAAGAAAAGAAAGAATTAGAGGAACGTATCAATTCATTAGAAGTATTACTCAAGTTGGAGAAAAGATGTGTAGTAAATGAGCGTGAACGTGTAAATGAAGAAGTGAAAAATCGTGAAGAGGTTACTAAAGAAGCAATGGAGTTAGTAGTTAAAAATATTAAACTGAATGAAAAACTTAATGAGGTAGAAGAAGAGAATCTGGAATTACGCAGCATCGTTAAAAGGTGGGCATGATGCCAGCTGTTCCAAAACCTAATCATAAAAGGAGAGTAGCAAAGGCAGGTGAAAGAAATAAATTCCCTGCAGCTGTTCGAGAAAAGGCCAAAAAGCATTACAACAATACCTGTCAAGAATGTGGAGTACAACAAAGAGAACTACATATGCATCATGTAAAGCTTCGTTCCCAAGGAGCTAGAGGAGTATTCACTAACTGTCTTCCAGTTTGCAACGACTGTCATAAGAAACTTCATGCAGATCCTAAACGAATGGAAGTATGGCAACAAGCATTCGAAAACAGGTTCGGAAAAGCGTATTTCATGGATGCAACGGACATAGAAAGAGCCTTCATCATAGACAAAACGATAAGCGAAACAGATCTTAAAGAGTGGAATAAATACAATTCAAAATAAGGAGCGATTGAAATGGAATTAATGACAAATACAAGTACGGTGATTAAACAATTATCTCATACGGAATTAGAGGTAACAAAGATTTTATCTGAAGCGTTAGATGGCCAAAAATCAAGAGTATTCGTTGCTGCGGATCTAATCGAAGGACAAGAAATTTCTAGAACTGTTGTTACAGCCACAATCAGTAAATTAGCTCTTGTAGGTATCATTCGTTCGAAGTCACTCGGAATGAAAGGAACACACATAGAAGTGTTGAATCCAGAAGCGCTAAATGCAATCTGTGAGGTTTAAATATGGCTCGAAAAAAGATAAAGAAAGCAAAGTGGGTTTTACTTTATCGAAAAGAAGGTTATCAATCAGTGTACGCATATGAACCTTTAAAGAAAGGTCAGTTGAAATGGAAATTGAAGAACGGATGGAAAGAAATTATTTAAACAAAGGGAGAGAAAATAAATGAAAATTGAACAAATCGCAAAGTTATGTCACCAAATAAACAAGGCTTATTGTGAAAGTGTAGGAGATACGAGTCAAGTAGATTGGGAGGTTTCACCTGAATGGCAAAAGGAAAGTGCAATTAATGGGGTTAAGTTCCATCTTGAACATGATGTAACTCCTGAACAATCTCACGAAAATTGGTTAAAACAAAAGCTTGAAGAAGGTTGGGTATATGGAAAAGAAAAGGATCCAGAGAAGAAAACTCATCCTTGCATGAAACGATATGACGAGTTACCTAAATTCCAACGAACTAAAGATTTATTATTTACTGAAATCTGTAAATTTTTCAAAGATGTACAAAGTGAAAATGACTCAGACTTACCTTTCTGAAGTCCTTAAAATAGCTCAAATGACATTACACTACAAAAATAGCACAATGGCAATTTTGCTGAATACAAACAAAGGGACGTATGAACAAATGAAGTCTGGAAGGTACGTCCCTCTTCCTCAAAAAGAACAAGAGATTTATAAAACTATAAATTATGAGATAGGGAGAGTTATAAATGAAAAATCTAAACGAATTAGCAAAAGAAGTTCACCAAAATGCGGTTGATCACGGTTGGTGGGAAAATGATAGAGGTTTTGGAGAGATAATTGCATTATGTCACAGTGAACTTTCAGAAGCGTTAGAGGAATACAGAAATAACATGCCAGTTGCTTATTATTTTGATGATGAACACTGTATTGATGAAAATATCGAAAATGCAGAAGGTAGAAAACTAGAAGGAACTGGTGTAGAACTTGCTGATTGTATTATCAGAATCTTGGATTATTGCGGAAAAGAAAATATAGATATGCAGAGATTGGTTGAATTGAAGCATGAGTATAACAAATCAAGACCTTATAAGCATGGTGGGAAGGTTATTTAAGGAATTTAATTCGTAACTATGAAAGGAGCAGCATTTATGAATATCGAGTTAGCAAAGAAGTTTATGAAGATTACAGAAAAATATTCTCCAAATTGTTTTATTAATTCTAATTTTGAACTAATAGTTGAACCTAAGCACAATATTTATTTTAGATTGGAAGATGTTGAAACCGAGTTGGAATTGAAATGTAAAGTAATTGCATGGTTATCAAGACCAAGCTGTAAAGGTGTAAGCGAGTATTGGCAAAAAAGAATTAGAAATATTGTAAACGAATATTTAGGTACTAGTTTCACTTTTGATGAAATGATGGAAATTTACACTTATTTAGGTAATGACTGCAATAGAAACAAGTCTATTAAATTTATTGAATCAAATTACGACCTAACATTACTACCAAACAAATAATCTAGGAGCAAACCATGAACGAAATCCAACAACTAATCAGAAAGTACGAGGGAGAGATTACTCTCCTTCTTGAACGAAAGAATAGTTTAAAAGCAAATGATCCTCTATATGCAATATGTGAAGTAAAAGTATTAGAAATACAAAAATTCATCTGTGAATTGAGGGGATTATTATGATTCAGTTTACGGTTATCGGTGAACCAGTAGCACAAGGTAGACCTCGATTCAGTACACAAGGAGGAACTACGAGAGCATACGATCCTAAGAAATCGAGTGACTTTAAACAGTATGTAAGATTAGTAGCTTCACAATATGCTCCGAGTGAATTACTTGAAGGTGAATTAAGGTTAGTCGTTGATGTGTATAGAGCGATACCGAAATATATAAGCAAGAGTAAGACAAAACTAGAACAGGCAAAGAGTGGGGCATTACGTCCTACTTCTAAGCCAGATGTAGATAACTATGTAAAAGGGATAAAGGATGCACTCAATAAGGTTATCTGGAAGGATGACAGTCAGATTGTAGAGTTGAATGTTCGGAAGTGGTATTCGGATAAACCTAGAATAGAAATCGAGGTGTCAAATGGAAAACCTAGTTTATGAAATAACTAAATTACTTCATGGTGATGAGGATGAGTGATAAATCAACTCCAGGAGATAAATTAAAAGAGTTATATAAACAAGTGAGTGTGTTATCCGATGATTTTCCAGCTGAGCTAATAAAAAAACTTTCGCTATATGGGAAAATTCTTGAATTAACTGGAAAATTGCATGCAGCAAGCTTAAAAGATTGGAAACTAGCAGAAGCAACAAGAAAAGAAACAATCGCAACAGTTTACTCACTAGATCCACAAAAGACAGTCAAAGATAAAGAATACAAAGCAGAAATGGCAGCAGCACCTTATAGACGACAAGAAGCAGAAGCTGAAGCAGAGTGTATGAGGTGGAGGAATGCTTATACAAGCACGGTTGAAATGATTCAAATAATTAAGGTTCAAATAAAAGATATTCAGGAAAACCTAAAAGGTGGAGTATGAGAGAGTTTGTTACTCTCTCTTTAACCCTTTTTTAACAAGTTCTCTAATCGTTTCGCTTCTATTTTTCAATTTATTATCATGCCAATACCTTTCAATTTCCTCAACAACTTTATTTGGGAAAGTAACTAAGATTTGAGTATTCTTTTCTTTATCGATAGCCATCATTATCACCTCAATTCATATTATAAGTTATATAACTTATATAGACAATAGAACAATTATTTAGTAAAATTAGTTATATAACTTATATAACTTGGTTGGAGGTAAGGTTATTTTGAGAGGAACAAAACATAATTTTGAATCGGTTAAAAAAGAATTCGAAAAACGTGGATACGAATTATTAGAAACAAGCTATATAAGCAATTCTACGAAAATGAAATATATTTGTTCTATTCATAAAGATAAAGTTTTAACAATCACATACCATACATTATTGAGAGGTAGTGGTTGTAAATTATGCGGTGCCGAACGATCTAATGAAGCGAACAGGCAATATAATTATGATGATGCTATAAAAGAGTTCGCAAAGTTAGGGTATACATTACTGGATAATAAGTATGTGAATGTAGCCACTCCATTGGAGTATATCTGCTCTAAACATCCAGGAAGAGTTAATAAAACGTCATTGAATAAAATTTTATCAGGAACACGTTGTAAATGGTGTAGAACGGAATCTAGAAGAAGAGAAAATAGTAGTAATTGGAAAGGTGGAATTACCGGAATTAGAACTTTGTTAAGAGATCGTATTTCTAATTGGATAAAAGAGTCGTTAGAAAAAAATAATTACAAATGCGATATTACTGGTATTAATTCTGATGATTTGGAAGTCCATCATATAAAGCCATTTCATATTATGAGAGACGAAGTAATAACGGAATTAGGTTTAAAAGAAATAGAATACGTTTCTGATTTTTCTATTGATGAAATACAAAAAATTGTTGCGTTGTTTGAAAAGAAACACCAAGAGAATTTAGGGATACCTCTTCTTAAAGATCTACATAAAATATTTCATAAATTATATGGATTTAACACTACGTTTGATGATTATACGGAATTTAAAAACCGTTATCACAAAGGTGAATTTCATGTTAAATCTATTGAAGAATGGAAAAAGAAAACTACTAATCTAGCTCAATTAAAAAAGAAAAAACCAGAAGTGATCCTCAAAGGAAGAAAAATTAGTTTTGCGGAAGCTTCAAGAATAACCGGTATCAGTATTAATGCGTTACACGAAAGATATAAAAGAGGGGACAGAGGAGAGAGGTTATTCAGAAAAGTTGAAATGTTAGTAGGTAAATTATCAGATAAACAAATAATTGAAATAAGAGAAATGCTAAAGTCTGGTGATAAGCAAAGCTTAATTGCTAAAAAGTTTGGTGTTTCTGTTCCGACTATTTCAAATATAAAACGAGAGTCTTTAAAAAAATATAAACAAAACAAGGCATAAGCAAAAGCTTAAAGTCAGCATTGAAGATGGTTCGAGCAGGAGGGGAAGTTAAGTTGAAGCAAGCCAAAGTAAGAGCACTACGAAATGATAGTTGGTTAGGAATCCAAAAAGGTAAGGAATACACTGGACGGTACATCCAGAACATTCTATTTGTTGATACGGACGGATATACAGTTGTGTTTAATAAAGTTGATTTTGAACATGTGGGTGAAATCTAGGTAAAAAATGTTCAATAAGAAAGGGCGATAACAAATGGCTAAATTTGTAGTTACTTATGAAAATAATAGAATCAAAAAAGAGTTGTTTTTTGCTAGTCATCAATTTTCTTACACAATGATTGACACTGATGAAGGTAAAACAGGAGATAATAAGTGCTTCGAATATCAAGTGCAAGACAAATTTGAAGAAGTTGAAAACGAAGTTATAACAGCAGTATCCATGTTAGATTTTGGTGGTGAAGATGAAATTGAGGAAGCATTAAACATTTTAGAAGAATACGAATGATGGACATTACGGTAAATAGGAGATAAAGAGATATGATTAAAAAACTACTTAAACTATGTAGAAGAATAACATGTAAACACGAGTTTAAACGTCTGAATGATGAGATTGAAATTGGTATGACAGTATCTTGGGGGCTTAATCCTACGAAAGAGTTCCAGTCAACTTATAAGTGTATCAAATGCGGTAAACAGAAATTAAGGAAGTACATTTACTTTGGCGGGATTAAAGATTAGGAGGGGTACTTTTTGGAAAATTTAGTTCACGAGATTACTAAGTTGATAAATGAGTACAAAGAAGGTGAATGTAATGAAAATAAACAAAATAACAAGAAACAACCTAAATACAATTTAAATCAGATGTTAAGAGTTAAATCAATCGGTTTAGTTTTACCTGTTAAAGTAACGAAAAGAATAGAACGAACAGAGAGAAATCTTGACACAGGTGAAGAACAAGCGGTTTTCTTATATGACTTTAAATTTGAACACGAGAAACCATTAGTTTGGTATGAAGTACCAGAAGAAAACTTAGATGAAATGGTGTATTTAGCTCTAATGGAAATTACTAATAAAGTTACCTACTAATCTATGTAAATTGAAATGGAGGTGCCTAATGACTGATAAAGAGAAGTTGATACAAATTAAAGAGTTTTATAAAGGTTGCAGAGAAGAAATTCCAAATGCAAAAGGAACAGTCATAACTTACGGATGGCTTAATTGGTTTATCGAACAAGCTGAGAAAGTGGAACAGTTGGAAGAAAAACTAAAAGAATTAGATAAATTCTGGTGGGTTCACGATAAATTAAACGAAAAAATTCACGATAATTTAGCTTTAAAAGATAAAATCAACCGTAACGAACAAGCGTTGAAGGAAATAATAAGGATTGAACAACTGGTATATGAAGACGTAACGGAGATATTAGAAATCGCACTAAAAGCACTTGAAGGTGATAAAAATGAATAATCCTTATATTCCATCTGCTTACTTAGGTGCAATAGTAGGATTAGCTTCAAAACCTATCGGCAGAAAGAGGATTACTTATCATGATGTTCATATTTCTAAAAGCGTAATTAAGGATAAGAAAAGTAAACGTAAGGAAGTTAGGAAAGCTCGGAAAAGAAATCGAAAATAATCTAAGGAGTGAGCATATGGAACAACTGGCATTATTCGATGAAGTGAATTTAACAAATGAAGTCAGAAGAAAAGCAGAAAAAATAATAAGTTCATACCGAAAGATAAATGCTTTAATCCAAACACTTCAAATGGAATTACCAAACATTAAACTAACTCCTAGTTACGAATTGAAAGAAGGTTCCTGTAGTGGAGTTAGTAATACAATCGAGTCGATGTATCTTAAACAAGAAAAAATTCGTGAAGAAGTGGCTAAGAATGAATTGATTAAACATAAGCTAGATATTATTTATGACAGCTTAAATGACATACAGAAAACCATCTGGGAACATCGGTATATATACGGTCGATTTGATGAAGCAGTAATGAATATATTAAAGATTAGACGAGAGAATTATTATGAACAGAAAAATGACATCATTAAGTTAGTTGCGAAAGCGTTTTGTTTGGTGTAGTAATGACTGAAAAGCAGGAAAAAAACAATTGGTTAGAAGAGAATGGTTATATCTTAAATAAGATAGACGGTAGTTACTTCTTTGTGTATAGAGATGGTCTGTATTACGCAGTCAACACTTTCGGGATTATCGACCTTATTGAAATGCCTTTGCAGGTTATGAAGGACTATCATGACCGATTTATGGAAAAGGCAAAGAACGAAGAGTTATTTTAGTAGATCAATTCGGTCATACGATAAAACAAATGGAACAAAAACGGAACAAAAATGGAACTAATTCGGTACAAATACGGTACGTTATAGAGGAATATTTATAATAAAATAATAATATGAAGAAGTGATGGAAAACGTTTCTTCATCGGATCTCATATACTAGTTTCATCGGTCTTTGATAACTGAATATTGATGAGTTTTAAAGAAGCCCTGCTGTGGGGCTTCTTTTTTATTTAGATAAAAAGTATAGGGAGTTTATCATATATGTTAAAACCATTAGGTGATCGTGTTGTAATTGAGATTATTAAATCAGAAGAACAAACTTCTAGTGGAATCGTATTACCAGGTACTGCTCAGGAAAAACCACAAGAAGGTAAAGTAGTAGCAGTAGGTACTGGTCGAGTGGATAATGGAGAGCGCGTTGCAATAGAAGTATCTGTTAGTGACCGCATTATCTTCTCAAAATACTCTGGTACAGAAGTTAAATACGAAGGTACTGAGTACTTAGTGTTACGTGAAAGTGACATTATAGCAATTATTGGTTGATCTTTAAAAACAAAAAGATTAAGCGCGGTAGTTTGGTGAATAGGGAAATTATCACTCAACAATTAGGATAGCAGGGGCGGGAGCTAGAGTGATCAAATACATAGAAAATATTCTTGTTTATATAAAATAAACCAAG